ATTTTATAACCATCCTCTCACAATCTCCCTTCCTCCACGCTCCGTCTCACATCGTTCAGCCTCGGTACCACATCTTTATTCACCAGGCTATACATCTGCAGAGTAAGTAGTTGCTGTTTTATCGCTTCCAACTCATGGCACACAGTAACCAGCTCCAACAGATCCACAAACACACCGGCACGATACCAGGATTCAAAGGCTCGATATATCTTGCTTGTTGCACCGTATTTCTCGGGTAGCAATCTGAAGGACCTCAAATTACACAGAGCATACAAGATACCATTGAAGTATTTGCGCTGCTCCGTCTGCTTTCGGCCTTTACTGTTTTGCGGGAATACCGGTCTGATAAGCTGCCATGATACGTCTGATATCTCATTAAATCCATTGTGGGAAATTTCCCTTAATTGGCTTAACCCATTGATACTACTATATTTCACATCATGCCGCTTGTTTTTGGCGTTAACCTTTTCCGCTACGACAGGCCATGGGTTTTTTGCATTGTCGCCCAGAATATCCGTGAGAATGTCCCAGCTGTCAGCATAGTACCCAAATGCTGCATAATCCTTCTCGGCAAACGCATTCCATGCTTGCTGCTCATATTGGGTTCGGATAGCTTTAATATGTTCGTAGAGCTTCCCATCCGATTCATTCAGCATCTTTGTGAGCATCAACCATCTTTGCATATGTGAGCCGTATGCCGTAAGATTGCCGCGTTCATAGGCTTTATGTGCTTTTTCTTCCTCTTGCTTAATTGCTGATTTTGCGCCCTCGATGGAATCAGCCTGAAGCCGATAATACCGAGTTCCTCTTGTATTTTTATTATACTTGTACGATGTGACAATATTTATTATCGTACCTTTTGACACATTATACATTTCGCCCAAACGCCTATAAGATACGCTGGTAGTGCGATACAATCTGATAATTTCAGCTTCCTCTTCCGGAGAACAATATTTTTCTGACACATAAATTCCCCCCTTTAATCGTTTGTTTAAGCCCTAACCTTCATTACTCTGTCATATCTCATTTCGCTCACAGCGAATAGATCCTGCTTCGTCCTCCATTGCTGTGATTCATCCCGGTCTTTCTGTATCTCTCTTTTCGCCCGTTTAATATCCTCTCTGCGTTCAGCCAGGTCGCAGAATTGGGCTTTGGTTAGTTTATCTTGCATATTTCTACCTCTACCCGCGCATTCTCGCGGTCTACATAAAACTCATGCGATATACTTTTGACATATTTCTGGCTGTCGTCTTTGATGGTTCCGGCGTGTACCAGCGCATCCATAATAAACTTTGTACCTGCAGCTATATTGTCTATATCTCTCCTGCTGTCCGGCTCATACCACTTTATTGTTATGGCTACAACATTGTAGGGTGGAAGCTTCTTTGCCAGCCAGCCTATCATATCGCCGTATTCGCGCTTCATGTTTGCGTATGGCTGATAGTTCCCTTTGCCCATTTTGGCAGCTTTGATTATTTCATTAAGTCCGGGTAGTTTACCGGGTATATCGAATTTCATTTGCAGCCTCCCTCAGTCTGCGCCCACACATAGGGCAGAAATTTATTCCAACAGTATCAATAAATCCGGGGTATTCTTCGTCAAAAACCTGCATATATACGCCGCTTACACTTATAAAAATTCTTGGATTTGCATTCTCACAAATGCCTAAGTATTCAGATGGAGTTTTGCAATATTTGCATTCACTCATTCCCCCATCACCTCCGCTATCTTTGCAAGGGCTTCAAGCACCTCATTGATATGAGCTACCGCATAGCCTTTGGCATTTTCAAGTGCCACCCTTGCCACTTTCAACGCCTCACACTGCTTGCTTATAACATTATCCCTGTACCCCATCTGGATATTGGCGTCTGTTATATCTGCGCGGAATATCTCGTTTTCTGCCGCAAGCCTTTTCCAGTGATCGTTCGTCACCGCATAACAGTCCTGTATCCGCTCATTCTCCTGCTGCAAGGCTTCTATGGTGCCAAGCAATTCCAATATCCAAGCTCTCGGTATTTCAATTTCTTTGGCTCGGAGTAAAACCAAATTTTGCTTAAACTGTTTTACAGTTACTTGTTCTAAAAGACTTTTTCCATCCGTCAACCTCATCCCTCTACCTCACTTTCCGTATTTCCATTGCCTGTCAAACATTTTAGAGTATATCTTTTCTAGTTTTGCAAACTTTTCCTCATCATAGTTGATTAAACAATCGCGCATCCAATCTGCTATTAAGCCGAGTACAGCTTTATTCATCCCTCTGCCTCACTTTCATCCATCCAACTCATTCTCTCGCCAAAAAGATTCATCCGGCGGTTCCAATTCCTCTACCCTCTGCAGAGGCCACGGTATGCCGTTGATCCGGCAGAAATCCATAATACATGTCTCCGGTACACTTTTGCGGAAATCCCCATACATGCCCAGGTAGATTTCCTTGTACTGTTCAATTGCTTGCCGTGCATTCATGGCCTCAACTCTCCTTTCACAACTATGTGTTTAATCTATATTCTATAGCTTTGAGGATGGCGGCTATCCTCTGCCAGTTAGTGATATTAAGGAGGATGCCTCCTAAGGGGTAAATCTCACCGGTGCCGCCAAGCCGGTGGAGCTTTTAGTTCAAACTATCTTGTTATTGCGAAATATTAATATCTTACAGGCGTACGTCTGTCATAGACTTGTATCCTAATCATGTATGTGTCACTAGCGTTTACGCTTGATACAGTTCTATCCATGTGAGGCTGTAATTCAGCACAATTTGGCTGTCCGCTTGCAACGATTTTTGAACCTTCCATAATTGTGATAATGTTTCCGTAAGGTATGACCTTAACAATCTCTTTAACCTTCATGCTACAACTCCTTCGCACTTTTTATATTTGTTGAATCAATCTAACACATAAACCTCTAACCACTTCCTGCCAAACTCATTACACTCTACCTTACCAGCCATACATATATCCAGGTGACCATTGGTTATATCTCTGCCTCTGTCCATTACTATGAAAACTCTATCGAAATAAGGAATATATACTCTCGCGCCAATCTCCAATTCCGGTCCTGCAGCAATAAATCCATCCTGAACCATTTGTCCTGATGCGGTAATGCCATACTCAGGATCATCCGGTTCCTTCCCGCAAGATCCCTTCCAATATGCCGTGATTTCCATTATCATGCGAGTGCCGCGTTCACTGCCCCTGTCAACTTTATCCTGCTTGGTGTCAAGCTGTTCCTGTAATGAGCCAATCTGCTCAGTTAGGGTGTTAATATATTGCTTATACTGAGTGCTCTCTGCTTGCATCGCATTAACAGTATCTGTAAGGCTTAGAATTGCCGTTTTCTGTTTAGATAACATAATTTCATATTCGCGGCAGTTATCGTACAAACAAAGGGCAACTACGCAGGACACAGTTATGATTAAAGCTATTATGTAATCTCTGCGTTTCAATCTATCCACTCCTTTACCGCCATACAGATATAACCTTGGGGTACAAACGGCTGTTTATCTAATACATAAGGTACATCAAGCGTTACGGTATCCCCTGTGTAGCCTGTATAAGGATCATATTCCTCTAATACGAGAACGTCTCCAACTTGATAATCTCGGTCATTCCAGCGGATTTCAAATGTCTTTTTACCGGATTTTATGACCTTAAAATATTCAGGCCATGTTTTAAGATGATGCGTTTTGTGTTTGTGATCTGGTTTAATTCCATTGTGAATCTTTAATATCCATTCAGGAGCATCTATAAATTCAAACTCTCCTGGCTTAACACCTAAATGTTCACCATTTTCACATATTCCACAAATTGCACCATGTGGATTTGATATTGCTGAGTATTCCATCCCGCTTCGTAAGATGGTACCTGGCTTTCCAGATACAACACCAAATGGGAAATCGGGTCTTACATTTTTTATCATGCGAATTTTAATTGTATCCATTTCAATCCCCTTTCTTCATCCTACCACTACCTTCATTGTGAGCAAATCAGCCAGTGTAACCATTTCAATCCTGCCGTGCCGATTCTTTATCAGTAATTTATCAGGATACTTTGTTTCAACTTCTCCGGATACACGCTGCGTTTTTCTACCCTCATACCGAGTCAAGGTTATTTTGCTACCCTTTTGGAGCTTTTCAATCTGTTGTTTTGCCCGGTTTATATTTACCGCAAGGCTTATTAATTTTTTATCTTCACACATGATTTTGTTATTAAGCTTTATGTCATCGCTTTCATCTGGTTTAACTATTCCGCGCTTTTCATTGGTATAATGCTGTATTGTACTTTTACCGCAATTGTACAATTCACCTATTTGCACATATGTCATACCAGCTTTGCGATGAGCGGATATTTCTTCTACTTGCTCAATTGTAAGTTTCATTGTGCAATTACCTCCTGTTGCTGGCACAATTCCGGTAAATTCGCTTCAACCAACGCCTTTGAGAATGGCGGCGGCACACTGTTACCGCACCTGGCTACCTGAGCAGTTTTAGGATAAGGCTTTCCCGTGAAGTCCCTGTCAATGATGTAATCCTGTGGAAATCCCTGAGCCGCATATAATTCTTTTGGCTCCAGCATTCTCATGCCGATGTCCACAATTTGATAATCCTGTCCGTGAATGGTTACTATCCCGAAGCGATCTTTGCTGGTTATGGTCCTGAGTGGTTCATTAACGTTTTGTCCAATATCATCTTTGTTGCCGTAATAACTCATGAGGAAAGTTCTGACTTCTCCCCAATGACCTGGCCCAGCAACGATTGTTGGAATAGGCTCATTCATGGATCTCCCGTCACAATGGTTATTCATTTGTAAAAGGTGGCTTGTAACGATAGCATTATGGTCTTTGCCTGTTATGGTATGTATTGGTTCTGCAGTATCAGATCCTGCGCCATCATAAAACCCGCCATAATACTTAGATATGAACGCCGTAACAAGGCCGTAACGGTTTGATCCATCTAATGTCATTATGGGTTCCTCAACTGATTGCCCTCTGTGTTCGGAATGTGCTGTTTCGCTGTGATATTGAATAAGCGTGGGTGAAACTAACATATGCTCTGCTTTTGATACGATTGTTGAAAGCGGATCTTTAATGTCGTGCAGCCTATCACCACCACCGGTTTGTCCGATTTGAGATATAACCGGAGTAAAAAGATAATGTCCGTTTACTGAAGTTACGGTGCTTAACGGTTTGGATATGCTTTCTGGCTCATTGTCAAATTTGTAATTTACAATAAACGGCTTAGGATTATTCAGTACATATTTTTCAATGCCCTTTGCAATACGCTTCATGGTGTTCTCTGCAAGTGGCTTTTTACGGTCAAATATGCTAGGACACGGTATAGACCAATCAATACACTCTGCCGCTGTCCTGTATGGCTTTAGCAATCTGAACCTTACTTCTATTCTGTCGGGGTCTCCATGTGTGGGCTCAGGCCATATAATCGGTTTACCGTCACACCTTGCAATCAGGAAAAACCTCTTGCGGCTTGTAGGCGCTCCATAATCGCACGCCCTGAGTTCCCGGTATTCAACCTTATAACCTTGCCTTTTTAGTGCTTTAACAAACAGATTGAAGGTCTCACCTTTCTTAGCTGGGTCAGGCATATTATCTACCAGTAACGGGCCCCATGTTTTAAATTCCTCAACATTTTCCAACATAATTACTCTTGGGTGAACCATTTTCGCCCACTTGACAGCTACCCATGCAAGACCTCTAATACTCTTTTCAACTGGTTTTCCACCCTTCGCCTTAGAGAAGTGTTTGCAGTCTGGAGAAAACCAACATAGCGCCACTGGTTGGCCTTTGGTTGCTTCTACCGGATTCACTTCCCACACGTTCTCACAGTACACTTTTGTGCCGTGGTGGTTCGCCTTGTACATAGCAATGGCGGCTGGATCGTGGTTAACCGCTATGTCAATCGGTCTGCCTATTGCCAACTCAATTCCTGTGGAAGCACCGCCACCACCGGCGAAATTATCAACTATAAGTTCTTTTATACTCTTCATTTCTTAAATTCCTGCCCTTCCAATACTGGTACTATTTTTATTTAAGCCCCTCACAATTTGTATAATCTATCAATTTCTTCGTCACTTGGTATTGATCGCTGCTCAAAATTGCCTTTTTGGGGTGTTGTATTTTGTTGTGCTTGTTTTGGCCGGTCTTTTTGAAGCAGTAATGTGTCGAACTTTTCTCGGAGCTTTTTGGCGGATAATATATTTGATTTCCAAAAACTATCCTTTTGGCTGAATTCCATAACAACATTGATTTGTTCAAGTGTCCTTTTATCAAGCCGTGTCATTTTGTCAAACTCAGCTACCCACTTTGTTAAATCATCTGGTGTTTTTGCTCCTGGGTTATTTTGAAGCATAAGAGCTTTTAATTTTTCAGCCATCGTCATGTGTGACGATGAATATATCTTTTCTTTATTCTTACATTCTTTAGTTCTTACATTCTTGTTAGTTGTTAGGTCTTTGTTACCCCTTTGTGACCCGTTTGTTAGTTGCTTTGTTAGGTCTTTGTCTGTCGACTGGTACAACTCCCAATTTAGAACGGTTACAAGCCTTGACTCCTTTGTTGATTCGTATGTTAGAAATTCAAGTTTTTCAAATCTAACAAAGGCAGTACGTATATTTTGTATTGAGATACCCTTACCACATTCTTTCTTAATTTTTGTAAGACTTGTAATTTTCTGTCCAGGTTTACATCTGTACTTTTTACCCTTCCATTCCCATTCCTCTTCATCATGGTTAACCATACATAAAAGAGTAATGAGAATAGTTTTCTGTTCAGGTGTTGATAACTTCCATATTGGTTTTTCAAGGAGCACTCTGTAGAGTTTTATCCAGCCATCCATTAAATCACCCTTTACATTCAAGAAGCGAAGGCCGCCTCTTGTCGGAATCCTTTGAACAAATATTAAGTTTTTGATTATCAAAAGATAACCTTTCTTGTTTTATATTTTTATCCCTCTGCCTTCACCGAGGGGTAAAGTCTACTCTTGACACACTATAACCATCTTGCCCGTAACTGCCTGTACTTCTCTTTTAAATCTTGCAGCATTACTATTACCGGCCGACAAATGAAGCAGGTATATTTCTCTCACCTGGCTCAGATCATTCACCCTTAAAAACTCCTTCACATGGTCCAGAGAAAAATGCGAGTGTACAAGCCGTGCTCTTTGTGCTTCTGGTAAGCTTCCTTTTGAAACATTGGCCTGTAATATATCTGCAGAATAATTACACTCAAGCATGACGTAATTCAGTCCGACAAATCGGTATTTGCAGTAATACGAATCTGTTATGAAAACCAATTTCTCACCAGTTACTATAGATTGAATCAGGAATCCTAATGAGCCCTCGCAATCATGCTGTGTCTCAAACGGCCGGACAATAAACGTGCCAATAGTAAATTGCTTATGTGCCTCAATAGTATGTGCCCTGTGCTCGTCCTGCACGCCTATAGCCTCAATTGTCTCCGCAGATGTGTAAACATCTATCGAATTCTTTAAGAGGTCTTTTACAGCTTTACAGTGGTCGTTGTGTGAATGGGAAACAAGGCAACCATCTATCTCTGACAATTTATAATTCAGCCCTTGCTTTATCTTTTGTATTGAAATACCTGCTTCCAGCAGCAGAGCAGTTTTATCGTCCGATATTCTATAACAATTCCCTGCACTACTGCTGGCGTAGCTAAGTATGTTCATTTAGAACCCCCGTCTTGTAGATTTATTTACTGGAGGCATATCAATGACAGCTTGTTCTTGCTTTTTTGCATCCTCTTGCTTACTGCTTGCCGGTGGTACTTCATCCTCAACTGGTGTAGACTCAACTACTGGCTCAATATCAATGATCTCAGAGTTAGCATTTGCCCCTATCTCTTCTTCTGCTTCTGCTTCCTCAATATCCGAATAGCTTTGCTTTGCATATGAGGAAAGCAAACTAGCATCGCTGGAACCGTTTATTATCGGCTTGCAAGCTTTATTTGTAACAGTTTTCTTGCACATTTCAGCAGTAAACTTGCCATGCACACTACTCCCTTTCAATTCCCCTTTGTCGTCAAATACACCCATTTTTGATTGTTTCCACGCTTGGTGAATTTCATCGAGCGTCATTATAGTGGCTTCTTCTTTACCAGATTTATATAACACCGTACAGTAAGCAGCTACGATCTTATCTTTCTTCACGTTCTCGATTTTCTGATTATGCTTTGTAACAAATGTCTTGCCACGCAGTTTGCCATATTCAAATTCATCACCCTCGTATACAACGTCAGGCAATATATCTTCAATGTCGGGGTTTACTGCTTTGGCAACTGCCATGGACCCGAAGTATGAGCGCTGCATCTGAAGCTTGTTGCCGTATACGATAAAGTAACATTGCTTCTTGTCGGGATTCAGTCCTTGTACTACCATACTGAGAAGCGAATTTGCGATGCTGTCTTTCGTGCAAACTTCAAGTGCAGGTTTATAATCTTTACTTTGTACCTCCTGCAGCTGTAGCCATGCTGATTTTAAGGCGTTCTCAGGGCTGTAGTTTTCAGGGAAGTATAACTCGTGGTTGTTCTGGAACTGCTTCACCTTTGCCGCTACGATGTCTACTGTTTCCCTCTTTACTGCGATTTGTGTGTTCTGCTTAACTTCCATAATTATTTTGCCTCCTTATTTTTAATAGCTGTAAATATTACATTGCCGCGAAAAATCGCTTTGTGCGCCATTTGAAGCTGCCAACTTAAAAACCAGCCCTTGTGAGTAACCTTGTTGTTCCAATATACAAATTCTTGCGAAACTAACTCATCAAGGCTTTTGATTGGTTCACCTTTTGAGTATTTTTTCAACTATGCCGCCTCCGTTTCAATCCTCAACACTTTATCCTTCTCGCTTACTACAAGCCTGAATAATTGTGATTTTGTCTCTGCCAGTGCGGTAACTGACTCTGCGTTATCACAAAATATAGGAGCTTCAAAATTGTAGAATTCGGAAAGAGTATTTATGATGTCAATACCTCCGTTGATCCTGCCACCAGCATTTGCATCAGAGTAAGGTGTCCAGCAGCCGTTTGTATTGATAAGCGCCTCACAGCATTCATTAAGAGCTCCGTTGATCTGAACATCGAATAACTTAAAGCGAACATACTTGAATCGGCTATTGATCTTGCTGTCGAGCATTTTGACCTTTGTGCGGATAAATTCCTCTGTAATGAATAGCTCCCCTTCAAGCCGCTCGTATTCCTTGGCAAGCTTCTTTTCATCTGCTTTGAGTTCTTCAATTCTGTTCTTCATTTTTTCACACTGATCAACCAAATTTATTTTTGCCTGAAGTTCTCTAACCTTCGCAGAAATGTCCGCGATATCACTTTGAATTTTACTAATTCTTTCGTTGTTGCCATTATGCAATTCAGCAATTGCAGCCTTAACCTGTGCAGCTTCAGCAGATTTTAATTTATACTCTGGCGTTTCAGAAACGTCTATGAAGCTGGCTTGTGTGTCTAAAATTCTCTGACGGACAGCATTAAGAGATACTTCTACATTAGCCGACCTTTTTACAAGTTCCGCGTATTCAGCATTCAGGGTAACAAGAGAAGCCTTTTTAATTTCAAGGGTAGCTCTTGTATCCTTGCCGGTAGCTTTGATTTTTTCAAGCCTGTTGGACTTGTCCATGTTAAATGCTTCAAGCGCTATTTGCTTTGCTGCCTCATATTCCTGCTGCGCTATTTCTCTAACAGAATCAAGCCTTTCTTGCGGGATATCTTGTCCACAAGTAGGGCATACAGAATCTTGGTTGAGAACAAATTCTCTATATGAAAATGTTTCTGCCTCTGTCTTGTCATACTTTTCGTAAAGGTTCTCTATTTCAGTTTCAAGAGTTTTTATCTGCCGTTCACAAGCACTTATTTCATCCTGTTTTAAACTGACCTTACCTGAAACAGTTCTGTAAGCCAAACTGGATTCAACCTCTTGCTTGGTTAACTCGCTCAAAGCATTGGTTTTCCTCTGTTCATTGGCGTTTTTCATTCCAATAAGCTCTGAGTTAATCTCTGCTAGCTTCTTATTTTTCTCTGCAATTTCGCCACCTGATGTTATCCTGGTGGACTCCTGCCTTAATACTTCCTGCTCTTTCAATAGTCCATCAATTTCACCCTGCACCACTGAAACAACAATTCCTGTGGTATCCGGCATCATATTTTTGTTTTCGGTGATCTTGGCAGGTATCTTTTCGAGTTCATCATTGATTTTGCTCTTGGCAGCCGCTATGATCTTCCTCTGGTCATCTATGCTATGAGTTCCAAGGATAGCTGATAAACCTTTCAACTTGGAATTGCCTTCGATAACTTCTGAATCAGCAATATCTCCGCACACTTGTAAAAGCATTTTGCGTCTATCTGTCCAATGAAGCTGCTCGTTGAAATATAGAGGATTAGTCAGAAGTTTAAAAGCCTTTTCGTCTGCTATGTCCTGTATACGCTTTTTGTATTCACCTTCACTTTTAGGAACACCATCAACAAAGTAATCTGTTGTATTTCCTGCAAATGCTTGTTCTGAAGTGCCTCTTTTTTTTGTCCATCTTTCATAAAACACCTTTTTCAAAGCTAGTGTGCTACCACCTAAATCAAGCACAGCCTCAACCTCTGTTTCAATCCCGTGAATGACTTCCTGTGTCTCGGGATCTATCGGTTTAATGCCGAAGTCAGAACGATTTAAACTGTCCTTGCCGTTCAGGAGCCAATTGAATGAATCTGCAATGGTTGTTTTGCCGGTTGCATTATCGCCAAAGATATTGATGTTATACTTGCCTTTCATCGGAACAGCAACACCCGCCTGGACCCAAGCATCTGCAGTAATAACCAATTCTTTGATCCCTTTGAAATTCTTAATTACCAGTTTGTTTATCCTCATTTGTCTTTCGACCTCCCAATTATATTTATCTTTCGGCCCATCATAGCTATATTTCCAAGCTATCAACGATCTCCCTTGTGGATTCAATTGATTGCAGAAATTCATCTACAGCGCGTTTCAATATTAGCCTTTTTACTCCTTCTGGCATTTCTTTCTCAACCTTTGTATCAGCAACGAATACCTGCCAGCAATCAGTTCTTAAAGCACCGGTTGCCCATTTAACAAACGCTGCCCTATCAATATCGATGCCCGCTCCATTACCTTCTGGACAATATCGGTTCACGATATTTGCAAAGGCGTGAGCTGCGTCCTTAATTTCTTTTATACATTCCTTCTGTGCCTTCTGCAGTAACACTTCCTCAACCCTACCTGTGGTGATCTTCTCACTCATACTTTTTCATCCAATCTCTCCCGCAGGAGATCCCTTTCCTGCTCATTCAGCATTACTTTGTACTTCTCGCCGTTCTGCCCGACAAAGGTGATCCCGTCATACTCGATAACAATGTCGTGGATGAGCATATCAATTGTAAGCATATAGCACCGCCTTTCTCAGCTAAAAGATGCTTCTGGTTCTGCTTCTGGTTGAATCTCTGCTTCGTCTGACCAATTATCAATTTCAATATCAGAATAATTTTGAGAAACTTTGATTAGATAAATTTGAAATCCGTTTACATGCCTTAAGGAACTGATATTACATTCCTCGTTAATTTGAAGCTTCCATTTTTCGTTTTTCCATTTGCGGAGTTTTGCTTCAAAATTCATGTTCTCATCTTTCTCACACTCGAAGAAGATGCTTGCTTCTGAATAACTGCTCCATGATTTACCTTCGTGTTCCTTTACCTCGTACGTTACTTCGACCGTTTCATATGACGGGCTATCATCAGTGCAAACCTCTAAATCACTTGTATCAACATTTTCAGCCACATGTTTACAGTATTCTTCAAACATATCAGACACTTTCAATATTTTAGGAATTTCAATATCGGTCATAAACTCCTTGAAGTTTTCAAGAATCTTTTTGTTGTCTAAGGCTGTATTCTTTAGTATTTCTGTCAACACACAGTCCAGTTTGACTATGTATTTTGAATAATCATAACCGGATAACTGCTTAATCATTACTTCCTTAATGCTCTTCTCTATAACCTTTGTTACGTCACCATAGCTTCCTAAAAGGCTTTCAAGTGATTTGTTTATACCTTTTTCAAGGTTCTCAGCTACTAGCTTTTGAATTATGCCATCCTCCAGTTTGGAGGTAATAACATCTTTAATTGATTGTTCAATATTCATAATCTCTATCCCCCTTCTTTGTTGGCGGGCAAGGCCTACCCCAACCCGCCATATTGTAATTCCCGTTAAATGTGCTATACTGTAATTGAATATTTACTTGGTCGCTTACGAGCGGCCTTTTTCTATTACGAGATAATCTTTACGTTACAGCCTTCCAACTTCTCAGCCAGATAAGCCTTTACATTCTGCATAGCATAGATTTTCCAGATACCGCCGTCAGCTTCGAAAATAGCCGCTGAAGGTCCGGTTTTCATCCTGAACACAAACTTGCTTTCAGGCTGATCTACTTCGGCAAATGTACGGAACGGGCAAAGGATAACTGGATTAGGGACAACTATTTCAGCAACTGTTGCAATTCCAGCCTTTGCGACAACCTTCTGTGAAACGCCATCATCACTTGTGTTCTGTACATTATCCTCCTTGATGTTGCCAACAACCTTTAACACGGCTGCAGAGTGTTCATTCTGGAGGAAACAAGCCTGCAACATTATGTTAAAACTCTCAATATCCATGAATCTTTCGTATGTGATCTGTGGTGTCGATGCTTCACAGGAAATGTAGTTATCCCTGTTCATATCAGCCCTGAGCTCTGAATATGCCAGTACTTTTGTAGGAGAAACAACGTGTACTACCATGGGATCAGTGATTTTATCAACATTGTTCTTTATGTAGTCAACGAGCCCTGTAAGAGTTTTAATGTTTATAGCCTGAGCATTTGGCTTTGGATCAAACACAGGCTTGATGTAATTCAAAGGTTCTGTAGAATAATTACTATCGCCAACCTTAATGACCTCTGTTTTCTTTAGTGAAACAAGATATTGTAATGCCTTCTCAATCAACTTGGATTCCTCCGCTTTCTACCGGATTATTACCGGTTGATATTTACTATCTTTCTGCCAGCCTTGTTGTCTGTAGCTTCCAAAATCTCGCCTGTTTCTTTATCAACTTGAATTGCCGTCTGCCCAGGTATAGTATGCTTTGCATATTCCTCAGCAATAACTTGACCGTTGTTGTCCTTTCCAAGAAATAGCTGTGTTAAAACTGGCGTGTATGGACTTACGGAGCTCTTTGCTTTGAGTCCTAATTGCACGCTTTCTCTGGTATCATCCATTGACTTGAATTCCAGTTCCAGAGTGACCTTTCTAGCCTTCTTCCAATCTGTGTTTTTGTCGAGAATGTTTTTGAGTACATTTTCGATTTCAACATCTGCCCTCTCCATGAGAGCTCCCTTTGCTACGCTTGCTATATTAAGCTTGTCCATGTGTGTTTTACCTCCTTCCCTTAATAATTGGCATGTGATATAATTGATTTGGACATTTTGTTTCAGCCTCTTTGAGAGGCTTTTTCTTTTACTCTCCTGCATCTTTCAAGCACTTATGGCATACTTTTATACCATACTTTACTAATCCCTCAACCAGATCATCAGATTCCTTGCACACTCCGCATGTTGGTTGATACTTTTTGAGAATGATTTCTCCATTTTCGCCCATGAAGATTTCCAATGGAGTACCCTCATCAATTGCCTGTGTCGTGCAAATTTCCTGTGGAATAACCAATCTGTGGAGGCTATCCACCTTTCTTACAATGCCAGTAGCTTTCATTTCTTCAATCTCCTCTCCCTTCAAATTAAAAAATATTGCCTTTCCAGTTATACTTCTTTGATATCTCAGCGAGCCTTATCAGCCGCTTTTGAACCCTTAACGTGTGTAGATATAAGTGCTTTACCTTGAACCGCCTTACCCTACTGCCTTTCATATCGCGGATCATCCAACCGAATGTAAAGGATATGAAGCAAAGTAAAAGAATGAGTGAAACTGCCTGTAACGGACTTGCCCCTGTATCCATATAACCCCTTCTTTCTACGCGTACATCTTGACAGGATGCCGCAGGTTGTAGTAGTACACTGCCCTGCGTTTCGGCTTGCTGAGCTTGCTCAGTTTGGTTGCTTTGCGGCGTTTCTCGATGATAGCAACCTTACGCGGATCCTTAGGATTGCGGATACCCGGAATGATTTTGCATCCTTCAAACTTGCTGGTGTGAATTGGATTGGTGTATCTGTTCCCGCCAGCTGACATTGCGAAGATTGCAGCGATTAAACTTTTTAATTTGTCCATAACGACCTCCTATAAATTTATTTTGTTTCGGAGAGGACAGTCGCGACCTGCCTCTCCACCATTTGTACATACTGCCTAGGACTTAACACCCGTTTTTATATTGGACATTTCTGCCCTGCTCTTATGGGTTTTGGTGGAAGATATGAGATTGACTACTCACTGTCTCCCAGATAAAGCGGGTCGATTCACCGCCCGCTTTGGTTTGCACAGTCACCGTATTCAAACAAATCCAGTAGGATATCCGATTACCACCGACCTGCGGCGTGGACTATCGACTGTACCGCTTGCATAACAGACTGTGCAATGTCTTATCAAACTGTTCAGCCAATCGTACCAATCGAATCCGAATATTGCCTCCATAGGCTTCCTCCGACACTTTTATTCTTTAGCCCGGTACATATCGACCTGTACCGAATAATAGTGGGCTAGCTAGTTGGCTTTATGGATGAACCCGCCAGAACCGCTTAGAAACTTTACAAATGAGTGGCATCACCTACCTTTGTGGATATAATTTGCAGATAATTATTGCTCAATATTTTCTGAAATGGTATGAATGTACGTTTGTTCGTCAATTTCCAATTCCACAATATCGGTTTCGCTGTTATATCCGACTACTCTGCCAACATGCCCAGCACAAGCGCCTCCCTTTATTTCTGCCATGAGGTTAACGAAAACCTTTTTCACGTTCTCACTCCCCTTCCATCCCTATATCCACCACCCGCCCATCCCGGACGGTAAAATATGTGCCTGTTAGCCTGTACCAGTCTGCGAACCAGTGGATGTCGGTTTGCTCATTGAGGATGATTGATTTTTCAAGTGGCATGTGAGCCTCCTTTGTGCGGATTCTCCTTCTTATCCGCAATTACAATTATCACCTCTGGCCGTGATTGTACCCTTTGCTACCCTGGAATCTAAAAATCTACCAGTATCAGTACCCTTTACACATTCAAAGCCATTTGCACCGCAAACAAGGTATCGGCAGCATTCATTGCCCTGTCCTATTTTGCATACGGTTTTTACTTTGTCTATTTGTACCTTCTTTGTGTTTTCCACAATGCCCTCACTTTCTGCAATGTCTTATTGCACATCTTTATAAACTCCGTACTACTCCACCTCCCACACTTCCAACCATACCCTCCCAAACTCAAAGCATTTCTCCGCACTCGCCATGTACACGTCCAATCTCCCCTCCCCTTATCTCCCTACACCGCAGCTGTGTACTCTGCCGGTGTCTCGGCGCTTATATCGCTTAAAGATACTCGATAAATTTATTAGCCAATTCCCTTCTGATTAAGCCAATTAGCACGCCTTGATGAAAGTTGCTGTGTTCGGATTTAAGAGAAATAAATATATTGTTTTCTTTCGCATACTCACCGAGCAAAGCCAGTTCGCTTGTTTCATAATCTTCTATTGGAATTGAGAGAATATAATCAATTTCAAGCGTTTTGTTTATAGCGTCCTCAACCTTTTGAATTGTCTTTGAATCAGCATCTTTAACAGCCCGCAATTTTGGCACATTCAAGTTATCGCCTCCCGTTTTTATATTTCTCTTTTCGCTTTCACCGTCTACAGCACGTTCCTGTCGTGCATCGGTGCCCGGCTATGCAATTGTCAATGTACAGCTTGTCCTATTTTGCAGACAACTTTTAAGCCCTCCGGAGAGGGTGAGTGTTTGCGTGGTTAGGCTGATAGAGCCTTTTGCTTGTCCAAAAACTTATTTACAAAGTAGATTTGCCCTTTGCCGGTGATTAGAGTTGTTTTCGTGATTTTGCTTTCACCATCAGAACTAATACGAGTACCTTCTTTAATCTCCATAACCTTCAGCTCCATAGACTTCTGCGTGGGCATGTTGTAGCTTCTTCCTCTTTCCTTGATTGCGTACTCGTTATCACGAAGCCATTCCCACAATCTGATTTCACCAATTTCAACGCCATTCTTTTTGAGTATCTTCGCTAAATCTGCAACGAGAATTGATGTGCTAGAAGCCGTCACGGAATCGGCAAATAATTCTTTTGGCTTCATTTCTTCAACTCTTGATTCAAGTTGAAATACCGTTGATTCAAGAGAAAGGATTTTCCTGTCTGCCATTTTGATTGCTCTTGCCATGACAGCCTCAGGAGTGTTCCATTGTCTTTCAAGTTCGATGAAATATTGACGGGCTTGCTTGCCTTTTTCTGTCCGCTGAATCATACAGAGTTCTTTTGCCATTTCAACGGTGATTTGGTGATCTTGTTTGTTCTGTCCTCCGTGACTTTCGCTTTCCAAATTTGGAAGGCAAGTTTGGAAGTCGATGTTTTCATTAAATCCATACTCTGTCATCCTGTTGAACCATGTTGTATAGTTACTTTCTACTTCTAAAAATTCATGAAGTGTTCTTGCTGATACTGTCTGTCTGTCGTTGTCGTAGTTAATGGGGATAAGATTATTCATATTTGTACCTCACATTTCCATATTTCTACTTTTGTGATAATATTATGTCGAAAGGAAGGTGATAAAATGCTTATAGTTACATACGACTTAGTTAATAATGCGTCCCTTGAAGATTACGAACGTGTTATTAATGGAATTAAGTCCAGCTACCCAAACGCTAAAAAACTTACTGAGTCCTGTTGGTTTATCCCTAAACCGTTAAACCAAAGCTTTGTGCTGTCTGAGCTAGGCAAATTTGTAAAAAGCACGGATAGATTAATGGTAGCTGAAATTAAAACCTTTCCCTTGGGGAAGAACCTTTTAAGTGATGTAAGCCCTCTTCCGGGACTTACTCGGAAACCGTTGGGCTCTCTGTAATTTCTTCTGTGGGCGGGTTGGTGCTTGCTGACCCGCAAACTCCTTTCCTTGACTCCACCATACTTCTTGGCACTACATCCAATTGCCCTAGTCTCTCTTTCAGCAGTTCAATAAAAGCAAGTGTTCTAGTGAAATCAAACTGCTCCTGAACCATTTCCTCTATTGTCTTATTAACAAGGTAGCTTACTTCTGCCTGCTGGATTGGTCTTAAACTGTCAAAGTATTCCTTGTTCATCCTTGTTACCTCCTTTCTTCCTATCCTCCGTATTGCTGTGTTAATATAACTACGATTCTGGAAATCTGCTCTGCAATTCTGCATTTTTCATCTGATGCAGTTGCGCTGTCTTGAGCCTTTTGCAACTCTCTGATCTGCTCCTGTAATACTGATTGGTAATCCATTTGATATTCCTCCTTTCCTTTGATGATTATTCATTAGCTTGTCCCTCCCTTACTGTAGAACATCAGTTTTGAATTGTTAATATTTGTAGGATTTTATATAATACACATAGCCCTATCGTTTGGCTGTCATATTGCACCTTATTGGCGAGGGAGGTGATAATATGGCAAAGACGAAATCATCTGTACGCGGTGTCCAGAAAAAGAAAATCGTTGTTGTTAAGGCTCATACCAAGAGCAACGGTATTCATGTCTCTGAACATAGGCGTTCAACTCCAAACTGATGGGCGGGGTAACTCACTAAAAGTGGGTTACCTTCTTTTATAGGGCTATATGTAATTATCAAAGTTCGTTCCTCCTATTTAGGCAAATAAAATAAGGTAAATGAACATTAGTCTCTCTGGAGCATGGTGTTAGGCTGATTTTTTCAGCTTTTCAATTATATAAATCTGACCTTTAGGCGTGACTTTATAAGTTCTGTAAGTCTCGCTACCATATGGTGTGCTATATGTGCCTTGCCTCGTTTCAAACCATCCAGCATCAAAAGCTTTTTGATAGGGCTCATTCTTATCGCTCACAATTCCCCATTCTCTTAGCTTCTGCCATAAACGTTTTTCGCCGATGGCAACATTCTGCTTGCTTGCCAATTTTGCTACTTCACGGACTAACAAACTGTCGTTTGAAGCTATGCAGGTTTCGGCGAATAACACAAGAGGCTTCTGTTGTTCAAGTTGTTGAGCCTTATGCGTGTTCTCTGTCTGCAGATGTTCTTTTTCCTCTTCTGCTGCTACCAGCGCCAGCAATGCTTCTTTATAATTGGTAGGCAACTGCTTGTCCTGTTCCATTGCTAGTTCAATTAACTTTGCTCTGACAACTGCATCATACCTGGCAGCTAATTGCAGGACACCTTCTTTGGTGAGGGTGTAGCAAGGCATTTCTTTATTCTGTTCCGTAGTGTATGAGGATAACGCAAATTTGCGTTCACCGGAAATTCCGCCTGCCTCCAGCTTTTCGGATTCATCCCTAATGTCTCTCATAATATCCGCGTGACGTTTCCCTGTTACTTCTGCGATTTCCATTGATGTCATTTTGGTGATAATGGTTAGATTTTTCATTAGCTTGTCCTCCTGCATAAATCATTTTAAAACCTTGGTATATTTCCGACTTTCACCGGATATACTTATACTGGGGAAGTGCTTCGTTTACGAATCAGTGCAGTAAAAAAATATCTAGCGTGAAAATCTGATCCATTGTTATTTCCGGATAATAACTTTTGAAATATTCCTTGATTTTTAGCATTTCCGAGCGTTTGAATTCGGTTTTGCCTTTGAGTTTTAAAGATGCTGCTTGCTGTGATACGTCAAGAATTGCGGCAATGTCCTTGTGTTTCATGTTTCTGAATGCCATGAGTTTGGCGAGTTCTGGATACATTGATTTGACCCCTTTCCTTCGTACATTAGATTCGTTTACGAATCATCTATAAATAGGTTAGCACTTTGTGGCTTTGTTGTCAACAATTTTTATTGCATTTTTAAAACATTTATATTATACTTGATTCGTAAAGTAATCAAATATGAAAGCGGTGTATATATGAGTGTTTTTGCAAGAAAAATTAGACGTTTACGCGAAGAAAAAGGAATGACAACAAGAATACTTGCTGAAAAGATGGGAATATCATGTGGGCATATAAGTAAGTACGAAAATGACAAACATGAGCCTACACTAAGTGTACTTAATAAATATAAGGAAATTTTTAACGTTTCGCTTGATTATTTATGTAATGACGAGGAGGAATAATCATGGCACGGCCTAAAAAACAGAACGACAAGCCATTAACACGTAATCCTAATGGAATGGGCAACATTTATAAAAGACCTGATGGCAGGTATGAATGGAAGCAGATGGTTGATGGTGAGGTGCGGTACGAATCAGATATAAATCTGTCTGAACTAAGAAGGAAAATAAAGAAACAAACAAACATAGGCATTAATAAGGATAAAACAAAATTATTTGAATGGATAGCCTACTGGCTTGAAAACTATGTTCAGCCTTATAAAAAACCTTCCACGTACAATAACTACAAATTCGCTTACGAAAAGTACATCAAAAAATATATGAGAAATGTCCAGCTAAGGCATGTTACAAAGATGGATGTTCAAAAAATGATAACAGACCTAATTAATGATAAGTATTCACCGTCATTAATAAAGAATGTTCGCAAGGCTTTAAGTGCTGCATTTATTTCAGCAAATGAGGAGGAACAGATCGTTGACTTCAACCCAACCAGAGACACTAAACTGCCCAAAGGCAGAACCCCTACCCGAAAAACTTTGAAATTAGAGGAGCTAATTGCAGTTATTAATAAGTTTAAGACATCAAGGTGGTTATATGCTATCTTATTTATGCTTGCTACAGGATTGAGAAGGGGCGAACTATTAGCCGTAAGATGGTCTGATATTGACTTTAAAGAAAAGCGTATCGGCATAGAAAACAATCAAACTCAATACGGGATTGACACGCCAAAAGACAATGAATACCACTATGTGCCGTTAACAGATCACGCCGTGGCCTATTTGTCTGGATGGAAAAACCAGCTTCAAAAGGAATACAACCCAGCCATATATCACAAAGTTGATACTATTTTTGTATCAAAAAGTGGACAACCCTTACGACCTTCAAGTTTTAATAACACACTGGCAAAGCGCAAATTTGATTTTAAAGTAACGCCACACATGTTCCGGCATACCTTCGTATATCTCTCAAAGGGCAAAATAAGCCTGAGTGAATTGCAGGAAGCATTAGGACACGACCAGTCAACTACTACATTGGATATATACGGTCTTATGCTCGCTGATACTGTTGCTGTTGCTGATAAAATTGAAATAGCATACAAAGAATTGGATGAAGCTATGAAGGAAAATAAAAAGAAAAAGCAGGAAAGTAATGTTGTAGATTTCACACAAAGAAGATTAGCAAAACAATAATTATCGTAAAATTATCGTAATTTTGATGGATTTTTTAAAAGTGTAATTTCTGAGATAGGCTTGTATGTAGTGCTGTAAGGTTTGATATGGTATGAAGTAGTATTAACCCGCTGAGTTAATCCCCCGACATTATGCCGTTTTGTTAATAACAATATAACACAATGTACAAGCCATTTACAAGCCCTGTTTCGTAAGTGAATCACCTATATTCTGTAAATTGTATCCTCAAAAATTATCGGTTAATTATCGGTTTTTCGTAAAATTATCGGTGGCGCAAGTACAGAAATATGTTCTATAAGTTCTAGGGTGAGTTCATCAATTTTTAAAAATATCACTTTTGCTTCTTGGGATAGCATTGGTAGAATTTCTCTTTCTAGTGCAAGAATTTCTTGGTTAAGGTTAACGCACCGTCCGTCATTTGCGATTATTTCTTCACATCTCTTTTGTAAGAATTCTTGAAACGCTTGGCTGTTTAAAATTTCGTTCATACTGAATTCTCCTTCTGCTAATTAATTTAGTCCGAACATTTGTTCTTATTTTACTCCCTCAATTACTGGATTGCAATACCAATAATATTATTATAATCCGTCCATAGACTCATTTACAATAATCTATAAGCCTATATAATCCGACATAATTTGCACAATTGTTCAGTGAGATTGCTTGTGAGAATAGATACAATAAGGCGTGTAAAATATTCGACAAAATATGATGTTACAGAAATTTAATTCTTTAAATAAATTACAGCAAAGGCAGACGTACGTAGGCGTTAACGCTTTAACGATATTATATCGCCTATTTCGACCTTTAGATGGCGTGCAAGAATTTCAAGAGTTTCAAGATGTATGTATTCATCTTTATTAATCTTAGCAAGGGTTGTATGGCTTATTCCGGTTTCAATTTCAAGCGTTTTCATTTGTATTTCTCTTTCGGATATAATGTTTCTCAACTTTTTGTATGTTATCGCCACTCAACGCACCCCGAAAGCCATTATATATTAAAATTCCAGCTTTCTTGCATAAATTCCAGATATCTTGCGTGTATTGTTTTTTTAACAATAGAAAACTTTTTATATTGCACACTGTAAATTAATGTTATATGATGGTGCAGGGGTGATGGTATGGAAAATGAAAGAAAATTAAAAGCAACGCATTATGGCACATTAAAAATAGGAGAAAAAGAGTTGAACTGTGCAGTGCTCGAAGATGGAACTAGAGTATTGTTTAAGTCGGCTATTTTTAAAGCTTTTGGTCGCACTAAAAGAGGCAGAACGAAGAATGAAGTTAGGGTGCTCAACATGCCTAGTTTTATTGATGCTAAAAACCTGCAGCCATTTATGTCAAAGGATTTAAGGGAGATGCTCATAAATCCTGTTAAATATCGCGCAAAAGGCAAAGATATGGAAGGATACCGCGCAGAAATTCTGCCGCTGTTATGCGATGTGTATTTAAGTGCCAGACAAAAGGATGTTTTAACTCCTAGCCAACAACAGCTTGCGGTGGTGTCAGAAATACTAGTTCGCAGCCTTTCTAAAGTCGGCATAGTTGCCTTGGTGGATGAAGCAACTGGATATCAGTATGATAGAGCTAGAAACGAATTGCAGCAGATTTTAAAAGCATACATTAGCGCTGAATTACTTCCGTGGACAAAAAGGTTTCCTGATGAATTTTATCAGCAATTATTCAGATTGCATAAATGGCAGTATAATCCTTTGAGCATTAAGCGCCCTGGGTATGTGGGAAAATTGACAATGGAACTTGTGTATAACCAATTGCCCTCTGGAGTTGCTGAAGAACTCAAAAAAGTTACACCAAAAAGCGAGTCTGGAAATTATACAAAACGGCTTCACCAGAGTTTGTCTCTTGACATTGGCAACGAGCATCTTAAAAAACAATTGTATGAAGTAATTGCATTAATGAAAATATCTCCAAATTGGCGTACATTTAAAGCTTATTTCAATAAAGCGTTTGGCGGTCAATTGGAAATGGATGAAACAATAGAACTGGATAATTAAAACACTGTTTTGTTTACTTTTATATTATCACTTTACATTCTTAAGAAGCCTTCACAGGCTTTTTCATTTTTGTTATAATATCCCCATGAAACTATTTACTTGTGAAACAATCGAACAATGGAATATCCTCTCCGCTAAACTCCACAAGTACGGCTATAGACCGTGGCAGTATCAATATGGATATTGGTGTGAAGAGGGGTTACATGTGTGGTTTTGGAAGGCTGGCAAAGAAGATATTGAGGTGATCACGCATAGTGAGGAAGTACATAAGGCGATATATAAATTTGAATAAAAAAATAAACCCCCGGCATAGCGGTCGAAACCGTTACACCGAGGGCAAGGAGGAAGGCCCGTAAAGGCAATATCATTAATCTGTGGAGTTGTCAAAACGAAGTTTTATTTGTCGGATTATTAAGCAGCCCGAATAATACGCCAAGCTGCAGCACCCCTGCAACAACATCACCAACCATACCAGTGTCTATACCATACTTTGCCCATATGCCAGTGATTTGTCCTATACTGATTATCTGTGCTACTACTGCCCCCCAAAAAACTGGGCTTCTAAACCTATTCTGTGTCATATTAATTTTTCTCCCTTCAAATATTTATATATTCCATTTGCCAATCTTACTGCTATTGAATTAAACTCATCATGAATCCATTCAGCCTGTTTCATTTCATCGTGGAAACTTACTTCTAAAATTGCTGATACCGCCAATGTCTGGTTTAATGCTCCCAGATCAGTACGCTTTCTTACTCCTACATCAGCGGTAGGCGTGAGGCTAGCAAGTTCATTATACAAGTATGTCGCAAGGATTTTACCCTTATCCGACACATACAGTGCCGAGCAACCTTTTGCGTATCCTCCGGCATCGCTGTGCAATTCGATGTGATAGCCTTTGCCACCATTAGCCTTGATAAACTTGTTTGAGAGTGCTATACTTGCCTTTAAATTGCCACTGTCTGTCCCTGTATTCTGCTTGGGTACTAAGTACACGTTTAACCGCTTATCCACGCTCAGAATGGCGTGTAGGCTTTTGGCTATAGTGTACATGTGGTCTTGCTCTGTATCACCCAGTTTACATTTGTTGTTCCTTTGCTGTGAGTAGGCTATTACTAGATTTATCACTTTGCCACCTCTTTCATTTCGCTGATTTTGTGCCATGCTGATTTCAACGATTCCTCTGTTTTTGTTACCCTGTCACACAGTTCATAGTGCCGTAATTCGCCCGTTTCCTGCTTGCGCTTCAGGTCATCGACACCGGACTTTATATATCCGATGTCACTCATTAATGTGCCATTGTTTTTACTGTTGTCAGCAACCTCTTTTTTTGTGCCACGCTGATAGCCCATGTAGCCGAACAAAATGCTGCATATTGTCCCGACTATACCAATTAAAACAACTATGTTAACATTCTCCATCTTGCACCGCCTTTCGTTGTGTGATAATATTGATAGACCTTCCTTTGTTAGCGCACCGCCGACAAAAGGAAGGCAAAGTAAGAGCCGGTTGGAGTTTCAGTCCTTCCGGCTCTTGGGATTTTATTTAAGCTTAAAACAGTTCCTTCTTTGCGTATTCGTACGCATCATCGGCAAGTTTTTTCAAGGCTTTTGCCCTTGCTTCATTATTCGATTTCCCGTCTATCCTTTTATTGAAGTTATCGCTGTAATACTTACCAGAAATCTTTTGCCATTCTCGTTTTTGTTCTGCGGTAAGTTTTACCTTATTACCTTCTCTTGTGAAATCATCTGGCGCAAGCTTTGGGAATACTGTCTTATCATCTGTAGCCTTGTAAACATTGTATATGCGTTTCATGGTTACATTGGCCTTTTCTGTATCACCAAAATATCCCGGACTAATAAACTGTTCAAATGCTCTTGCCAATGTGCCACGCCCTTGTGACTGCTTCTGTTCTTGCCCTAGTGTGTCAATCTTCTTAGGCAATGTCATACTTAACCCAGGGATCCTTGCTAACTGTTTATTTACTGTTTCACCTATTCCAGTATCTGCAGATGTATCTCTTACATATGGATCGATTGTTTTTGCTACTTGTGAGCCGAGAGTAGGGGTAATAATGTTTGCTGTATTGAGCGCACTGTTTACAACTCCTGAGATTGGATTATAAGTATTCAAAAATCTTGTTAAACTCTGCATCATACTTTGATTGAAAAACGTATTGCCGTACCCTTGTAAGGCTGCATTTAACTGTTCAGAAAAGTTATCCTTATTCATTCCGGAATAGTACGCGTCTGCTCCTGCCGCCAATACAGAACCTACCGGCTGCGCCCAATCAAAAGTATATGACTTTCCATCCACTACAAAGGAATATGAGTTAATTCCCATCAATCTTTCAAGTGCCGCAACATCTTTGTCACTGTCTGTCTTACCTTTAATAATGCCTTTGCTTGCGGCTGCATACCCTAATAATGCAAGTCCTGTACCCGTCAAGCCTCTTGCAATATTATCCACAAAGTATTTTTGATTGAATACCGTTTTACCAGCTTTAGAGTATGCACCGTGTCCGATAGCTTTCGCAAGCCCGGCGGGAGAATATTCGAGTAACTTGTTGAGGATATTAGCAGGAGTCTTTGAGAACGGTATAATACCATTCATAATAAATCCCCACGCATCTTTTAACCCTTGCGGAGCTTTAGCAGGTGGCGTTTTCAATGCTTTAAACACTTGTGCAATTCCGCTATCGTTTTGGAATACTCTTTCAAGTGCATAGTCGTTCGCCATATCCATCATTTCCTGTGTGACTTCTTTAGTTTTCCCCAGTTTTAACAGGTCACTGATACGCTCGTCATATGCAGCTTGGTAGAATGGCCTATCACCCAATTGAAGCATCTGCCCTACTAACTTGTCAGCTTTGTTCAATGCCCTACCTAAGAGTTTGTTATTGTCAAATACGTCCCTTCTCGGCATTTCAAGCATACCAACTGTCGGTGATGTGTCAACTCCTGCTTTAATATCCTTTAATGCTTCACCTAATCCCTCCCCGCCTCCTTTCAATTGTGCTTTTAACCTTCCCGCACTTGGCAATGCTGTTGTTCTGTCACTCTTGCGAATAGCGGAGGTTACCTTGTCCACCATTGCACCAGGAAGATCCTTAATAGTTTCAGCGATATTCATAATGACGTTGCCTGTAGGATTTCTAATTAACAGTGTTTTGGGATTCAATAAATATGATACTCTCTGTAGTCCTCTGAACTTATCAACCAATGTCGGAGGTATTTTATTGCTCATTATCTGCATAACCTTGTACCATGCTTCTTTAGCTTCCCTTGAACCCGGAATAGCACTTTTATACTTATCCATATAATCAGCAATAGCCTTAATATCGCCATCTGTCAAATCAGGCACATTGTATTTCCTTTTTACCTGCGACAATATCTTGTCGTAGTCTGCTTCCTTACCTTCCTTCTTTGCCTTGTCAAAAATTTCTCCCGCTTCTTTTTTAACCTTGTCCATCAATTTAGGATTTGTCTTTTTAATCCCATCCTCAATTTTGTCAACAACCTTTTGTGTAGAAGCGATGACGCCCTCTTTTGTCCGCGTATACTTTGCAAATGCCTGTACGCCTCGTCCCTGTGTTCTTCCTGCTTGTGATACACCCTTTGCTGTTTTGCGGATATTGGCAATGTCCGTATCCGACAAATCAGTTTTATTGGACAGGTCATGTAACAATTCCATACCTACATTAACATCATCTTGGTTATATTGTGTCCTTGACAAGTCCTGTATGCGCTTCAATTCACCTTCCGCATCTGCATTTATTTTTGTTCTTGCGGTTTCAAGCTGTTGTTTTTCGGTAAGCGGGTCATAACGAAAATCATCTTCATCGAGCAAGTTCTTGACTTCCTGTGGAATAGCATCCGTGTTCTTTAAAGTGTTAGAATAAACCTTGCTTAACCCTTCCAGTTTCTTTTTAGCCGCAAACAACTGCAAATTAATCTTTAACAGCTTATGTCCATCCTTCTCCACACTCTTTGCATTTTCCAGTTCTACAACCATTTTACCCAATTCATCCTCTGTATCCGGCAACCTTGCCGTAACCTGTTCAACATACTTTTTTTGTGCGGTTGTCTTAGGGGAATAGTCGGTTACATCAGCTGTCTTAGCAAGCGTTTCCACATTCGGAGTCGTGACATCCTGTACGCCATTCTGAACCACTTCATTTGCCGTAGGTGTGTTTACCTTCATAGATTGCGCTTCTGTCTCAGCAGTTCCATCAGCCGCTGCAATAGTCCTTCTAATGGTTTGCTCTTCGGGTACTGGTTTAGGTTGAACAGCTTTCTTTTTATGGTTTTCTTCCGCTTGCCTAGCCACTTCTTGTACTCGCTGTTTGGCTATTTCTTCATTACTAAGTTTTGGCGTGTTTACTTGCTCTGCTTCTATTTTTGGCTGCACGGCTTGCGTAGGTTGTGCAATAGGCTGTTCCGCTTTAATATCATCCGCTACCCCTGCTACCTGCTTAACTGTATTCTTCGCAAGCATAGCCTGTTGTCTCTCGCCTACCAACTTGACAAATTCTGTAGAAGGCTTAGAAGCCTTGCCCATTACGCCAGCTCTCGACAAATCATCTACTATACCACCGCCGATATACGTTGTAGGGTCAAGCCCTGCACTTATCAACATATCAATTGCTTGACTTGCAATTGCACCGCCTTTACCGGTTTCAGCAAGGCTACGCAATGCCTTGTCATATGCAGGAGGAAGAATATCGTTCCTCAGTGACCTTTCAGACCAATCAAGCGGTTTGCCTTCAACCGCATTGCCGATATTGCTCACCGTCTGCATCATAGCTTGCGGCACGGCGTTAGCTATTCTGATTGCTGTGCCAGCACCATAATTGACAATATCCTTGCCAACCTTTGCAAGCCCTGTATCTTCTTTGTAAACAGGGATAAGGTTCTGACCAACGACATTATACCGCGATGTGTCAATAGGCGTTTGTGTAGAAGGTTTCTGTACGGTTGGCTTCTGCGTTACAAGTTTAGTAGGAAGCGTTGAAGCCTTCTTTAAATTATCTGATAAGGCATAACTCATCGTCGGCTTGCTACCTTCATCAAGGCGCGATTCCTTAAATTCTTCATTTTTTTTGAGTGGTTTTTTCTCGGTCTTATTCCATGGTCTTGTTGATGTTGTTTGCTTTTTATTACTCCACTGTCTCATATAACTACCTCCTATTTCGGAAGTCCTAATAAATCAGCAAGGGCATCCTTTTCATCCGGTTCAAGATTCTGCATATCAACATAATTGAAAATATCGTCAACCGTGTATCTAGGTTCATCGCCAATCTTTTCTTTCATCATGGAAACAGCACGGTCATAGAATGGTTTTACCTTTTCAGGTATCGCCGGAGTATCCACTCCATAACTCTTTTGCGTTTTCATGGAACTCGACAACTCTGTCAATAGCTTGTTGTATAATTTGTCACCGATTAAGGCGATATTATCTTTTGAATGAGCCATCAGCCAATTATAGGCTTTGAGCGGGTCATTTGCGTATGCTCCATTGCCACCGCCAAAGTATATATCCTTCAATTGGTAATACTGTGATACTTGTTGCTCTGTACCTAATTTTGATGGGTCTGCTGTGCTTTCTTCTTTTAATGCCGCAACCTTTACTTCTTTTTGATATTGAGCGTTAATAATTGCAAGCTGATTTGCAAGAGATTGTTTCTGTTCTGCTAACCTTTCAGCCGCCGCCTCTTTTGCTTCTCTTGCCTCTTTGCTCAATGTTCCTGCTGGAACGCCTAATGTAATAGAAGAAGCATTATCCACGTATCCTAACTCGCTTGTTCTATCCCACGCATCAGATATTTTAGTTCTCTCGACTTCAACCTTTGCCTCGGCATCCCTTACGCTGTCGCGCTGTGCGTTGTAGCGGTTCGTGTAGGCATCCTGCCACTTTTTATACTGGTTATTATCCATCGCCATAACAGCATCAAGCACCTTCGCGTATCTTTCGCCTTCGTCTTGATACCTGTTGTATTGAGTTTCATCAATCCCCATGAGCATATCAACTTGCGACATCAACATGTTGCCTTCGTCTTGAAAGGCTTGGCGTGCAATCTGTTGATACTGTGGCAATAAATCAGCTACGCCTTGCTGTACTTGGTTCTCTGTAACGGTAGAGTTCAATATTCCTCTACTGTTCATGGTTTCCATGACATTTCGCGTAAGTTCCTTTGAAGCAAGTTGAAACTGTTTGTCATTGGCAGGATCATAATTAAACTGTCTCGCCAATATGTTCTTGACTAATGCTTCAATTTGAGGCGCATACTGCGAATTGTACGGTTGAGAAGCCCATTGTTGATATGCATCTAAAGCGGATTGTTCCTGCTCACTGTATGGATTCTGATACACATACGGTGAAAGCAACTGGTCAATCTGTTCCTGTGAGCCATAATACGTATTATTCTGATACCCGGCTGGTGCATTGCCTTCATAATTGGTCAATCCGGCCGTATTGATAGGCATACCGTTTATAGTCACACCGTTTGTAGCATCCCATCCAACTTGTACCCCTGCCTGTGTAGCTGCATCACGCAAGCCTATCATCCCTGTGTTTGCCTGAACTGTAGGTGTGGTTGGTGCGGCTTGTATAGCTTGCGTTGTAGGTGTAGCAGGCGCAACAGGCGCTTGCGTTATTGGCGTGGATGGCGTTGCGGTCTGCGTGTTAAATATCCCGCTTATTCTCGCTTCATAATCGCCTGAGTTCTCACCCGTTTGGCGGGGATTGGCGGAGAATATTTCATCTAAGGTCATGTAATCAACTCCCTATTGTATAATTTTACATAAAAAAAGAACACCCCATTGGCGTTCTTTGGATTATTTATTAAGTTGTATTTTATTTTAGATTTTTTACAGCTTCATTGATCATTTTCTGTACATCTGACTTTTTGATATATCCATTGTTATTTAACCATTGCTCTGTAGCAATTCTGCTGTTTCCAATATATCCCTCAGTTGTTGTTAGCCAAGTGTTGATTATGCCGTTATAGTTCATTATTTGCAGTATACCGGAATCTGTATCTTTTAAAGTCCCAAGCGCAACCCTGCTAAAATCTTCTGCTTCCTTATTGGCGTAGTTGTATAAGACTATTGTCCCACCGATATTTGCACCTTCACCGGATTCTGCACCTATTTTCACATTTAATTCATCATCAGCATTGAATAATCTTATGACTTCGCCTTTAACATCATCATATATTTCTGCGGGTGAAGCAAAAACAGAAACACTAAATGCCAGGATAAATCCCACAACAACACCTAAAAATATTTTCTTCATAAATAATCAACTCCTTTGGAATAATATTGTACCATCTTTAATAAAATTATACAATACTTGTAATTATTCCGCCTAATACTGAAACAGTTTTCCCATCTGCCGTTGTGAAAGAACCACTTGCCCCGGAAATTATTGGTTGAAACTTACCATCTGCCCACGGCTGTGTTGCTATCGTCTGATTTGCGATATAGCCTCCACTTGACGATATGTACGATGATGATAAGTCACCCCAAAGCAATATACTTGACACAACATCGCCACCGCCCGTACCATCATCAGCTTTCATTATTAAGCGTCCAACATTGTCATTTGTGTTCAGATTTATGATTCCCGAATGGTTTGAGCCAAGTATTCCAATCTCAACTCTTTGATAATTTATAGGATCTGCTCCACTCGGAACATCGTCATATAATATCATCGTTCCACCAGTGTTTACGCCAGCACCACTTTCAACACCGATTTTAGCGTTTAAGTTGCCACCAATATCGAATATTTTAAGCACACCGCCATATGTGTCCTTATAGGCATGAAGAAGAACCTTTGCGAGATATGTTATAAGTAATTGTCCATCAAGCACCTGTGTTCCGTTTTCGTCCAAGTACACGCTCTTTTTTCCGTTTGGGTCATAAATCTCGAACACAAATTTAGCTTGAACCGAGTCATACCCCATCTGCAGCCTTAATACGGGTACAGTCTGTTTATCACTCATTTTTAGCACCGGCCCGTCAATCTGCGTTTCCCCGTTGGCACTCTGTATACTGCAATACTCCGTATATAGCCTCTTCACATTGTCATGGTCTAAGTTTGCCATAAGCCAATTTAATGTTCTCTTCAACATTGCTATAGTATCCTCTACCGATGGACCATCTCTTAATTCCATTATAGACATAAATCACATCTCCAATCTCAAATCGTCACCGATATAGTAAATTGTTGCCGGGCCTGTTCCCGCAAATTTCAGCCTATACCATTCGCAACTCTCTATTTCATCCGTGTACACATCAACCCTTTGTTCCGTCGCTGAGGCTGTGAAGGTATGGACTAACACAAAGTCGTTTCCGTCAACTGTTTTGCTCACAGATAAGGTCATGGTTGAACCTATTGGTAAGTCAAACACTATTGGAATACTCCCTAATGTCTTTGTTTTAAGGTTGTTCCGGTTTAATGCTCCTGTGGTATGATACCATGATATGGCTGTTCCATTGTCCGTCAATCCGCCTTCCATATCATATATAACCCCTGTAGGGCTTACGCCGTAACAACTCTCGCCAATGGTTACAAATTGGCTTATAGCAAGGCTGTGAACGTTCCATATTTTGAATTCTGTATCGTATTCAAGGACTATGTTATTCTCTGTCACAGCTCCGTAAGGGATTGCCCAATAGATGTACTTGCCGTTCTTTCCAGCGCAGATTTTAGCCTTATGCGCCAAGGCTATACCATCAATAAAACTCTTTACTGCATGGCTCATTTTGACAGGCTTGCTACCTGTATAGGCTTTAATCCATCCGTAGTCCATGAAGTATAAAACTCCACCATTTTCAATAACAGACCTGTCAGATATACACCCATCATCTGATAAATCTACAAGTTGATAATTGCCTGGATATGAGCCATAAAGTTCGTGCATGGATTGGCCTGTCCAGATTACGATGTGGTCGTTAAATTCCGTTATAGCTGCCCCATCACCTTTAGCATTGGTGATTGTTATACTTCCTGCATCATCTGCTGTTGTCCAGTCGGTTATGAGGTTTAAGGCTGAGAATTTCAATTCCTTTCCTTTTAAAGCGTATACTCTGCCTTTATGAACAGCATATAGTTTTGTTGCAGGTGCAGCGGTCAAACTTACTGCATTTGTTCCATCCCATGAATATGTATCCGTGCCGTTCACAAGAATGGTGTATAAGGTTGTTCCTGTGGCAAACTCAACTATTTTACCTGTTGCGCTTGTCAATGTATCTTTAACCGTCTGCCATGCCGAACCATCCCACCGTTTCCATACAGTTCCATCCTGTACATGAGGATATTGGTTATTCCTCTGTCCTAATGCATTAGGCGTGGTTATGGCAGTAAAGGCATCATCGGTCCCTGGGCGAACAGCAAGGGCCGGATATAACCGGCTCGATACATTTCTGGAATCCCTTGCCTCACCTTCTTTGATATTGAAAGGTGTGCCATACGTGTTAATCCCTCCGCCTAAATAGATAGGCGCAGAAGGTTGAACTTTATATCTCGGAGCTCTTAAAATTGGTTTCATATTATCTGCTCCAATCCTTTAATTTCTTTGAGCGTGGGTTGTTAAGATATTTAGCAAGAAGAATCTGTCCCATGAGTTCATTATATTTCTGCGTGTAGTTATTCGCTGTGGTGGTGTCTGGATTGCTCCCCGATCCTGCTATTTCAGCGATTGCGCCATATACTAAAATCCTGTGCCAATCCTCTCTCAACTCCGGTGTTTCGCCCGTGTTGGATGAATTCATCAATGCAGGGCGTTTTTTGAATATTAACCTTATGTTCCATCCGGTAGTATCAGGCATGGGGTATAAGCCAATTAAGCCGTTGAAGGCATCAAAGTATCTGTATCCGCTCATGTTCTCATTTAAGTCTGCGAGAGTGTATTCCTGAAACTCTGAATTTGAAGTTATTACAGCATCTTTTGTCAAACCGACATATTCAAGAAACTCAACTTCGCAATTTGTGGGCAAAGAATAAGACCACTGATCAGCAACTGTGTTAAACTCATATATGTCTTTAATCTGTAGTTCTCTGAATATTTCTCTCTGTTCATCGTTCAGAATGCTTGTTATCTCGGCATCTGTCCATGTCGCGGCTTTCGGGTAATACCGCTTTATTTTGGTTAATATTTCAGCGAGTGTCATTTGACCATCTCCTTACTTCACATAATTATCCGTATGCGTTTTAAAATAAGTTTATATAATCTTCGTAAACCTCAACATTTGTAAATTCAACGCATCCACCTTCACAGAAAATATCCAGTTCTTTTTGCTCATCAGATAACTCATTTAATTTTTCAATTAATGCTTTAGCTTTCATTTATCTCACTTTCCTTGTATACTACAAATTTGTCTCCGCTACGTTGTTTACGCATTCTCTTTCCTCTGCTGATATTTGCAGTTTGTTGGCAATGCTTTTTACCAACTCGTCAACACCGTATCCTTCAGAGACAGCCCATAATACAATTGACTGCATTTTATTTAATTCATCTTGAGAAAAAATTATAACAAACCTCCTTATGCATTCGGTATTCTCAATACTCTGTATCCAGTGCCGCCAGAATCATTTGCACCGATTGACACGTCAAGTCCAGCATATTTAATTGCAGGTACACTAACCTTTCCAGAACCTGTCTGCCGCGTTAATCGCAAATCTCCTGTAGCTGTTTCAACATTAATATTCCATTTACTACTTGAGTCTCCAGCTAGTAACCCGATATGGGTATTAGAACCGCATATCATCATTGGCTCCGTTGCTAATGCTGCTAGTGCCGCTAATATTCCCGCATCTGAAGCCGCAAAAACAGTACTCTTCAATTTAAACTTGTTTTGATAGCCTAAACTTGTAGACCATGTTAATACAGCATCAGTTTCAATAACAGGATCTTTTGTTCCGTTTCCTTTGTCGATATACAGCACAGTGTTTTCCCGTGATGGATAAGTATAGCTTTCTGTACCACGGGCAATAATGGAATAGGCTAGTGTTTTGTTTGAAATGCCTACGTGCATAAAGAAGTTTCCTGCCGCGCCGCTGCTAATTAAATCATTTCTTCCTCGTAATTCTATTCCTGTACCCGTGCTTGTATTATCTAAAACATGAAAACGTGTTTGCGTAAAGAAATTATTATCCGCATCGTCTACAGTTATGCCGTTCCCATTATGAATACCACCTTGAATACTTTCAAAATAATTGTATGATGTATTACCTTTTTTACCCGCAACAGATGTTCCGCCAGTCAAAAATAGCACAGCGCCATCTTTAATTCTTTGTTTACCTGTAATCATAGAAAATACGTTTTTTTGCGAATCCGATGCTTCTGTAATTGCTCCCGTGGTGTCTACGCCGACATATAAACCCGCTACGCCAAATTCATTAAAATATAAAGAGTCAAATCTTGAATTATTCACACTTTTTATTACTAGTCCATAATCTGCTAAATCATTTGCTATAAAAGATATATTGCTAATTTGGCATGAATCAATACGTGTAAGTGATGTTGCGTGTGGGCATAACTCCATCATTGTTCCATTCGCTGCACCAATCCAAGTAAATCTAGTAGCAGCAATATTTCCAGATGCATCATGTATGTCACCCATACCAAATCCTATTAAATGTATGTTTGAATTATCAATAACAACCTTCGAAGCGAGTCCATAATTAGCAGGAGGAAACACGATACGTGCTCCGTTTACAGATTTAGCATATTGAATAATTGCGTTGATTGCCTCTGAATCGTCTGTACCATCACCTTTTACAGGAACTAATGGAGCAGGCGGAGCGAAAACATTAATATATACTTGTGCTGTAGCTGCCGTATGCGAAGTAAAACTATTTACGGTTATAGTTGAACCGCCCGTGATGGTTACATTGTTACCTAAAAATGTTATGCCTGTAGTATTGGTCAAGGCAGTTATTTTATAAGTCTTACCACTTACAAAGTTAATATCTGAAACGCCTGCCGCTATAGCCGCATCAACCGCCGCCTGTACTGCCAAAGTGTCGTCCGTTACTCCGTCGCCTACTGCGCCATAGGCAGATACCCATATCTGGCCTACTTTGTTTATAAAAAAATTGCTTATTTGTGATTGTGCCGTATAAATACTTAAGAGTTCAGCTGGAGTTGGCATATTGCCACCTACTTTCCATAAAAATAGGACCTACCTTATAGATAAGTCCTGTGTAATATATTCCGAGGTCGAAGTAATTATACTGCCGTACCTGCCGAATCTACCCATCCATTGTTTGCTGCATTACGCCATATTGGTTTATTTAGTGTTGTGTCAAACCACTGCTCACCTGCTACTGTGTTGGTTGTTGGACGTGCCGCAGTAGTGCAAGTATTAACCATCTGAACCATTTTCGTAGCTGAGTCTCTTGCATCAGTTATCTTTACGGCTTTGCCAGCTTCGCGGGCTTTTAAAACAAGGTCACCTTTCACTGCATCATATATCTGACCGCCAGTAACGCCAGAAGGTGTTTGCAATGTAATTGTGGATGTAGCGCTATCCCAGTTAAAGTATAATTTAATAGAACCTATGGAAGCTAAAGCAAGCATATATTTGTTATTGTATAGGCAATCAATTATAAAGGCCGCATCGGTTGTATTTGCTGGTCTTTGGTTTTGCAGTATGGCTTGTCTATCACCCGTCCAATTGAAATTTGCATCCTTAGTAACTAAAAGTAAATCTCCCCTACCATATTCAGTGTCTTCCGTAAGTTTTATAAAACTACCAGTACCAACAAAATCTGCTGGCTTATCAGGTCTCCATGTTTCATTGTGTGCGTTTTTTATTACAAATACAGAATTAGACGCGCCTACATTGTCTATCTGCATAGCTACACCATCAGTATAATGATGTAATGCTACTGCTAACGGTTCATTACCTAAACCCTGTTGAGCGAGATTCTCTAAATTTACTATGCCTTCTGTATCCGTTGTAGTATTTGTTACTTCAATTCTTTTATTGTCTAGGTTCGACTTAGATGCCAAGTCTGCACGTGCTTGTTGGTCTGAAAAATAATTCAGCATATTACACCTCCAAGACATAAACCTGTGCCGTTGAGCCAGTTCCATCACTTATAAGCGATATGTACTTATATTCCGATAACACAAGCAATTCGGCCGACATTCTGCCTGTGAGTTGTCCGCTTGCTCCTGCAATATTCGCCACGCCTTTAGTGTTAAACCATGTATTCCCTGCGATATTTTCAACAATAATATCTCTGCCCGTCACATCAAAGTATAGACACCCTGTAGAAAGCTTACCTGCTGTAATGGTGGCTATAGCAAGACCGCCTGACTTCTCACGGATAGTAATTGTTCCTGTTGCTCTTGCACTGATATTGCCGTATTTATCACCCAAAAATGCGCCATAAAATGTTTTCCATTTTGGAACAAGAACGCTATCAACAGCAGTCGTGCCGTTCAATGTGAGCTGTTTTGCTTGGAACACATCTGAGTTATCAATACCAAACAGCGTTATAATCTGCGTATCGCCTGCATTGTCCGATATAACCTGTATATCATCGTTGGCAGGCTGATTCGAAGTTGATATTGCTGTCAGTTCAAAGATTGGGATAATAGTTTTTATCGCTCTGTGAAGGGCTTTAACAAGTGTACTCATATTTCATTCTCCTTTTCAGAATGTTATTTTCAAAGTTAAAGGGGCATGGTTAGCCCCTATGTTCATACGTACTCCATCAAAACCGTTATCGTGCCCAAGGCATAAGATGTCGCTGCACCAGAAGCCAGTTTCAAACATAGTGCGTCACCGGCTGCGAATGTGGCTGCTGCCGTGGTTACTGCTGCTTTGCTGACAGGTGTGTTGGCTGCGCTTGTGAGGTCAAAAGCTGCCGCAAGCAAAACGTCACCAGCACCCGGAGCCTCACCTGTGGTTAACTTTTCAATGGTCAATGTTCCTGCCTGACCCGCTACGGTTACATGGCGTTCATAGGCGGAAATTATCTTACAGGCTGCTGACGCTATAAAAAAGGTTTTGGCTACATCTGCGGCTGCTACATCGTGGAATGTTACCATGAAGCGTGAGCCGGGTACGGCCTTGCCTGTGGCTATGCCTGCAAGAGTGTTTAGTTCTGCACCGGTAGGGGTTAAAGCTGTGCCTTTCTGGTATAGCGTTCCGTCTGTTCCGATGGCATCTACGCCATTGGTTTCTATAAGGTCTACAAAATTAGGCATCGTGTTACTCCTTTCATAAAGAGATGGGGGCAGTTGTTAGCTGCCCATTGATTAAACTCCTGCGTTGCTTACAAATCCGAACCCGTCATGGATGATCGCACTCTTATATCTCTCATAAGCGTTGAAGTACCACACAAGAGTATCTTTTGCATCAAACTCCGAATGAGTTTTTAAGCCCATTCTAATGAGCATGATTACGGAAGCAATGTTCTCGTCAATCAAGTGCCACGGTGCAGCAGACAAATACTTGCTGAGAATTACCTTCAAACTGGGAACGGTGTTCTTAGTGTTGGATGATTCCTGTGCTTTCAAGGTGGATTCAAGGACTGACTTAATCAGTGCACCTTTATCCTTGTGAGCTAAGATAGCCGTTGCAGAGGTGTCGAACACATCGCCATTGTGCTTTTTGATTGCGTTGAACATGTTGTCAGCAGCAATGACGTTGTCGGGCGTAATCAGCCCGGATGTAGCAAGGTTGTCGTTTACTGCGGAAGTTCCTTTAAGCGGGTGGTCATTAGCGGCATAAGCTTTACCGTCTGCGCCTGTGTTTGTAAACACGCCATTCCACTGTGCGGCTACTGCTTTTTCTCTCGCCGTTATCATGGTGCTGTACAGGTCGTCAACCATAGGACCGTTGACTACGTTGTACTGATCGTCCTCATAGGTTTCAAGATCGATAGAAAAACCGTTTGTAACTTTTACAGGTTTAACAGTAGTCTCATAGGCATCCTGTAATTTGCCGTATTCGATTGACCCGCCAGGTGCAGTTTCCTTTGCGGCAGGAAGGTTACCCAATGTCTCAAAGGTTTCCTCCATTTTAGTTGTATTCATTACTGTGGCGTAATCTCTCCAAGATTCCTTTTTAGGCTTTTCAAGATTCTTCTTCCACACTTCCATGTGGCCTACATACATTTCCTTGTTCAGATCTGTTGAATTAATCATCTATTATCTCCCCTTCCTTAACAATAAGTCAGCGCATCCGGTACTATGAAAGTAACCGTCTTTGCTGTGTTGTCGTAGCCTTGCAATACCGCAAAGCCGCCTGTGGTATCTGTGGCATCAATTACCAAGCCGCCTGTATCAAGGTCATAAACTTTGCCAAGGTCGGCATCTGTGAATGTAACTGCTCCGGTAAATGGTGCTGTTACCTGTCTGCCTTTTACGGATTCAATAACAGCAACTGCGTTTTCGGCTACTGTTTCAGTAAAAATACCAAGGCAAGTTGCCGCGCCGACTGTTCCGTCTCCACCAAGTACGGCTGTTACAGAGGAAAGTATTGCTACAGCCCCTGCTACTCCACCGCCTGTACCGGCTACAAATTTTAACATTCTGCCAGGTTTGCTATCGCTTAAATACATTTAAAATTCACCCTTTCATATTGATAGTTCCAAATATTGTTTTTTGGACATTAGCGGTAGTCCTTGTAACTGCTTCTTTCTGTTAATGTTGGCTAAAATTCTTTCATCATCAGCCGACAACTTAACTGGCGTGTCCGCTTTTACATCGCCTGTTGTAATCTGCTTGCTCTTCGCTTTTTGCCTTGATAGAAGTGCTTCTTGTTCGGCTTTAGTCCGTATCTCTGCTGTGGTTGAGGCGTCAAGCTTTGCCTTACACAGTTCAGGCAGTGTAATAGCCCCCTTTGAAGCTTCTATAATGCCAATGAAGGAATCAAGATGGTCATATACGCCTGGATACTTTGAAGCGAGTTTATCGGCTTGCTGACCGTATTTGATAGATTTCAACTCTCGTTTGAGTTCTTCTCTTTCCCTACGGTCTGATACCCTGTCCTCTGCTTCTTGCTCCGTCAAGCCATCGTCAATCAAACGCTGTTTAAGCTGTCTGTCTTTGTCGGCTTGTTCCCTGACTGCTCTATCTTTTTCAAGTGTTGCAAGTCTGTCACGAAGTTTTTTCCTTTCTTCTCTTTCCGCGTGCAAGGCTTTAAGAGGAACCATCTTCTCGGGCTTTGCCTTCTCAGGCTCTTCCATTTCGGTCTCGGTCTCTACCTCGGTTTCATCTCCCTCGGCTTCTTCCTCAAGTTCGACAGTATCCTCAACTTCTTCTTCAAGCTCGATGTCGTCAATTTCTTCTCCATCAGCAAAAAGTTGCAGATTAATATTTTTGATCATATAAGCCTCCATGTCGTGTAGGTACACGTTACTGCCGTATCGCCGCAGACGCGAATTTGTGATAATAAAAAAGAGCCTGTTGGCTCAAATTTAACTTTATTGGTTTTATTCTTTCGCTCCCTCAGTAGCTTCCTTTATTTTTGCTAACAAGGTTTCCTCCTTCATGTTTTGAAGCACCCCTTTGACATTAAGGGCTTTCGCCTGTTCAATAAGATCCGCTTTATTTACTTCTGTTGTTCCCTCTTTCCCCTGGTCTTTCAGCAACAGTTTAAGTCCTTCCGCTGTCAATAAATCCTCGTCAACATAAATATCCATGATTTCAGTCTTATTCTTTTTGATACACAGCAAAAATCCTTCCTTTGTCTTGCCGAAATACTGAACATTTCCGCCGTAATAGTCATACGGAAATCCCGTTACCTTTTTTTCTATTACATCGTTGTAAGTGAATAGTCTTCCTGCAATTATGGTCTTGCCCAATAGATATTTCATACTCCCGCTATCTCCTTTTCTATTTGTTCCATTTCCTCTGCCGATACGTCAAGATGCTCCATAAGATACTGCCTCATAGTGATTGCATAGGGCGTATCTTTGCCACATGCAAAGCAGTGGCAACTTCCTGGTGATGGTTGGTCATGCCAAGAGCCTAACCGTTCGCAATGACCGCATATAGGCTCGTCAAGCAGTTCGACACCTCCACCGGAAGAATACGCAAACTTCTTTTCAATATCGTTATGTTGGAAAATGTGATTGCCAAACGCCTTATTTTTATCAAGTATGAGTTTATGTGTTGTTATATTTTGTGCGTGAGGCTGCCAGATTCTTTGTTTCACTTGCTCACCCCCATTGGTTGGTTACTCATTAACCCCGTTGCGCCTCCTGCACCTTCTATGTAGGGATTTGCTGCTGTGGCTTGCTGATTACCCATTGGTATATTCTGATTGACTGCACCACCGTTTGCGCCTGTCACAGCACCCATAACTCTTTCAGCTTCCGGCACAAGTTTTACAATAGGTATACCTATGATGTCCTCAACCAATCGTTGCACTTGCTGATAACTCAATAGTGATTTCGGTTGTCCTGTGATTTCGTCCGGTAATACCATTTTGGAAAGTGAAAGGATAATATTCAATAGCGCCATTTTGTTGGATGGGACACCTTCGCCAATGCTTACCTCAACGTCGAATATAGCCTTTTTAGTCTGTGGCTTTCCACCGTCCTCAGATTCCAATTGCATATATTGTGGTACCGGTTTATCGGGGTGCGCGGTTTTCCATTGATTCTCATATGCTGAATCAACGGGGATCATAGCGGGAACATTTCTCAATTGCCTCGCATCTACCCATTCGGTTTCTTCTGATTCCTCTGATATGCGAACAGCTTTGGCGGCGGGCCAGAATTCCATCATCAAGCCGATCATGTACATGGTGGCTTCTGCTATGGCCTCCGAAGCATCCCCTCGCTTGTCGTCTATTCCTGCGTTACCCTGTTGTACCATGATACCGCTTTGTGTGGCTGTAATCTCCCTTGATGGTGCTGTACCCATCATTAGACTTGAGAACCGCGTAATGCGCTGTACCTCGGTTAATATGAGGTTGATAAGCTGTAACACTATCTGGTTGATTCCCTGCCCCTGCGTGGTCTTTACGTTCTTGCTGGGTTCTCGCACGTATATTAGGTGAGAAGGGTCCCCGTCTAATTGGTCTGGGTCAAGTCCACTATTAGGGTCAACGTATCTCTCTGCCTGTGCAGAATATTTGGCAGCAATGATACATTCATCCCACAAGTTATTGAGCAGGTTTTGAAGCCTTACAAGTAATTTGCCATCACCAAAACGATGAAATTTTCCTTCTTCCGGATATAGTCCGAAGAACTTATATGGATATTGATTCTCGACAAACTCATAAAATGGCTTTGATGGGTCGCTTTCGTCCAGCATGATTCCACATAAACTTATATCAAGCCGTTGAAGGTTTCCTTCCTCATTATTGCGTGTCCATACATGGAGCTTTGTAAAGCCATCCTTGTCATCGAATGTCTGGCTCCCGTCAAAGTCTGGGTCAGTGTTACCGAGTGATACGGCGTTGGCTATATCGTCGCCGTAGTCTTTGCGGGCGGATAAGATTGAGAATGAGCCTATTTCTTCAATGATGTATTCAGCCTTTTCAATGTCGAGCAGGTTCTTTATCTTGCCATCCACGAACACCTTGCTTATCTGCGGTGTGCGCCAATCTGGTAAACCAAATCCATCTAAAGCGTCTGGATTCCAACCAATAGCAAAACAGCCTGTGCCAAACATAATATATCGCCTAATGCCCTGCTTAACCTTGCTCTTGATACGGATATTCCGATAAGCAAAGTCTGTCAATATCTGTCCTACATGAGCGAACTTCTGATCGGAATATCCTTCGCCCTTGACAGATGCAGATATATTCTTGTCGGACATGGAAGCTGTCTGACCTTCTACTACGGGAAGAATTAAAGGGTCAAAGCTGTTCGGGTCGTTCTCGCTCTTTTTCTCCCTCTCGCACCGGTACAACTTTTCAATTTCCTCGTCCTGTTCAAGCCGCGGCTGATATTCTGATTTGAGCTGTCTATATTTAGTCAGGTAAAAGTCTACTCTCTCCTGCTGTTCTTTGGTATTAACCTTATCCCTTGCAGAGGCAAAAGACGGTTTTTGGTCGTATTGCTTTTCGTATATGTCTGCCAACTAAACCGCCTCCTATTCGCCAATATTTATAAAGGTTACAAGATCATCTTCTATTTCTGTACAAATTTCATGACCTTTGGTTACTTCAATTTCTTTGGTTAATACTTTTCCACAATAAGGACACATTAAAAACTTATTGCTTTGCTTTCCGTGTTCTTTGCAATATGTTTTTTGTTTTGTTGTTTTATAACCATTTTCGTAATAGTGTTTTACTTGACAAGCGCTACAGCAAAACCTTTTTCTGCCTCTATAAAACGGAAATTCTTTACCGCAATATAAACAATTTTTAATCATAAATCCTCCTTTGGTATCGGTTTCCTATTCTTATAATTAAAAAGTCCCTCTTTAGTTAAGAAGGGTGAATCGCTTTGAATCGGTTTTTCTGCAAGTTGCAACTTTATTTCCTGCAAATCCTTTTGTATGCTGTCAAGTCGAATATTTATAGCCAGCATACCGGCTTCAAGTTCTTTGTTTCCAAACATAGCATCACTTCTCCCATGATTTTTTCATTTTCTTCATGATTTGCTTAACCTCATAAGGCTTAAACCCTTGGTCTTGAAGTTCATCGGGCGTATAATAGCCATCTGTAGGCAATTCTTTATGCCCAAAACTAAAGGCGTACATAAGGCGGTTCAAAGCCATTGAACTCATGTCTACGAGATCGTCCTTTTGCACCTTTTTCCCAGGCTTGAAGTTGGCACATTGGTCAATTACGTCCTGTGCCCACTTGCATTTTTGGAACACTCCCGGGCTTACTTCGATTTCATCGGGTATGAATACATTTCCTGATTCCCACACCGGAAGAACAGCGTTGACACGTTCCTCTTTGCTCTTGGTTGCTTGTACAGGTATCATGCCGGGAAGCTTTATTTTCATCATAGTGATTACAGCGGAGCCATTGGCTTTATCCTCAATGAGTTTGCACAGTGCTTTAGGCCATTTCTTAGCCATAGAGGTAATGGCTTTCATGGTTGCAATAATATCCATTCTCCTGTAATCAATGTCTAGAAGGAAGCAATTTGCCCCTATTCTTCCCCACGTTCCACCAGCTACAAGGTCAGAGTTTTTAGTATCCTTGAATGAACAATCCCACGATTGGAGCATTTCGTCAAAACCTTCACCTTTTTGCATCTTTAAGGTTAACTTATACCGTTGCCAATACTCGCGCTTTATAAGATTGCCTTCCAGTGACGAGGGCTTGCCTTGCATAAGTGCGTTCCACGCTCTCAAGCCGCCACCCGTAGGGTCGTTAAGGAAGGACCTCTTATATTCTTCAAGCCACTTCTTGTCTTTACCAGCTTCTATAAGCAGCGGGTCGCCCGGCTCTCTCCCAGTTATTTCTTCGTATTCCTCCGCCTCTTGTGGAAAGTTCATATAAAACCACTTGTCGGGTTCACTATCCAACAGATAGCCTATTAAATCATCTTCATTCCATCGGGTGTGAACAATGATATATTTGCACTTGGATGAAGCCCTCGTTTTGATAGTGTTGAACCACTCATTTATTACAAACTGCTTATACAATGGGCTGTCTGCGTCCTGTCTGTTTTTGTATGGGTCGTCGATTATGGTTAAGTCTGAAGGTGAACCGGTTATAGCTGCACCTAAACCACGACTGAGCATACCCCCACGGGTTACGGCGAGTTCAAATTCCTCCGCCGATTTCTTATCTTGGGATAATTCAATATTGAAAATTTGTTTACCGTATTCGTTTATCTTTTCAATGTTCCTTCGCCCAAACCGGTTCGCCAGATCGTCACCGTATGATATTTCTATAACATGGTCAGATGGATTCCGCCCTAAATAATACGATGGTAATGTTTCAGTGATGCAAGAGGATTTTCCTGTTTGTGATGGCTGCGAAAGCAAAATGCCCTCGTATGGTTCGCCATGTTTATTAATCAGTTTATTATCAAGTAATAAATCAATTTTGTTGCATATGTACTTTTGAAACTTAGCTATTTTAAACTTTTGGTTGTGGATATGTACATACTGAACATATGTGGCATAATCGGTCTTGGCAAGTTCGGGCATTATTTCAGCTTCAAGTTTAACCTTGCGTTCTTTGAGTTCCCTGAGTTTCTTTTTTATCTCAAGCTCTTTTTTGGGGTCAAGTGTTTCCTGCATTGGGTATCACGCCCTTATATATTTCATCTTCTATACCAGAAGTTCATATTGCGCCCGTAGTAAAAATCTTCTCCACTATCAAAGAAGTCATATTTAAGTAACCGTCCATATACAGATTTTCTTTTATCATTTGACCACTCAATATGAAGTTCTGCCTTTTCTGGCATTGAATCTCTAAAATCTAGTACGTACCTCAGCGCTTTTGTTAACCCTTCAAGGCCGCACCTGCCAGTTTGAACATTGTTTAGTTTATATCTACTTTTGTTAAACCATCGGTTGGCTTCTTTTACGGATGGGCTTATACACAAGCCCATAGTCCAAACTGCAATTCCAGTTTCATTACAATGCTTTTGGAAAAATAAATTAAGCCATTGCCCATTAGACAATAGCTCATGTATGCGGTACTCGTGCTTTCGTTTGGTACAATTTTGAGGAAGCATAAACCCTCCTTATAGCCGTTCAATCTCTCTATACGTCATGCCGCCCAATCCCGGACTTTCACTTAAATCATTGTAGTGCGCTTCGGGATGTTGCGGGTACATGAACTCGATCATAGCGAAGTTGGCTACATCGGCAAGGTATTCTGTGTTGCCAGTTTGTTTATACAGTTCAAGCCTTGAATCAATATTCTTTAATGCGCTTACAAGCCTTTCGCCATAGTTGATGGCTACGGGACCGTATTTGTCATACGATACAATCATTCTGTTCTTACGCAGCATGTCAAATCTATCTGAATACTCAGTTTTCAGTATTTTTTCGTTTGCCATATATCCTCCTTAAATCCCCATACCACCAGAAGCTAACTTCACATTAAACCGAACTTTTAGGCTGCGGTTGGGGGAGCATTAAACTTTATGCGTTCCTTCGATTCCCTTATTTTCTCTACCCATAGTTCTTTTCCTTAGCCACAATAAAGCTTCTTCAAGCTTGGTTATTGCAAGTGCGTTTTCGCGGCAGGAGAATTCAGATTTTTGGAAATGTTCAAGTCGACAAATAACCATTGCAATCAAATCCTCGTTCATTACGCCGTTCACGCCGCATTCTTTAATAGGGCCTTCTTGGAAATGGATATCTGCAAAAACTACCGCAGGTTTTCCAGATACAATTACTTCAAAATTATGTGGTGCATTATATTCCATGTCCTCCGGGTCTTCGTGAAATACCTCTGTGTACTTCGATGTCAATAGGTCGTGTTTAAGTTTCATCATACTTTTGACTTCCTTTCGTCACATTAATTTATCTGAAGCCGTTTGGCTGTCAGTCTACTTTATCGACTTGCTTAAATTCTTCCTGCATATTTAAATATTTTTCTATAACCCATTTTGGTAAGTGGTCTTTTAATTCTTCTTGAAAAGCTATAAACAGATATAACGGTATATAATGTGTTGTGTTGTAGTACAAGGGATTGAAGCAAAAGTATTCACAGCCGTTTATGACAATAGGCTTGATTATTTTATTGTCAAGCATCTTATTCCAAAATGGTGAGAAGTTTGCCCTATGTACTCCAACAACTTCTATAACATCCTGTTTTGACAGTGGCATTATTGTATTGTTTACTCTTTTAGCCAATAAGTTACTATCTGAATAAATGTGTTTGCTAAGCCTATACATTTTGCCACATTCGTTATCGGTGAAGCACTCAGGTAGTTCTATACCGAGATAACTTTTTATTACTGCTGATTTATACTTAAAATTATAACCTCTGCCGTCTTGAAATGGATTGTAAAACTTGCGTAGTTTGGGGTCTCCTATAGCCTCGCCATCAGAAGTTATAACCCGTTCCTGTTTAAAATACTCGTCCATGTATCACCTCTAAATACTATGTGCGAAAACGCGACAAAATCAAAAATATATGTAGCGAAAACGCGCATTTTAAAATTAACATCACTCTTAGATACATAAGCCTTTGCGGATTTCGCCCAATCAAACACGTATAATACAATATGTATACGTCTCTGTTTTAACCCCTTATAGCCGTCCTATGAGGAGGAGCATAATAATAATACTTCCCGGGATAAACAGTTTCTCTTTTAGTATCTTCGTAATTTTTAATATCAATATCTGAACAGGTTTCTTCATCGTATTCGCAACCACCGGCTACAACTACCTTAATTTTTTTATCTTGGTCAAGTGCTTTTAATTGTTCTATTAAATCTTTAACTTTCATAAAAAGCCTCCTTGAAAAATTATTCTGAAAAATTTGTGAATTGTGAGAGGGTATTATATATAGCGTGACCGGGTGCCTCCCCCGATGGCCCCCGCCCCTACCCATCCAGTATCATCGCATAATCACGTACACATCAAATCATACTCATATACGCTACAAAATACACGCATAATATACTATGTACGCTTACATACTGTAGGTACGTAGCCATATTTATACCCTTGATTACACGAAATAAACCATTCGCGTACTCTAACCTTCATCAATAACCTTGTAGTCTACTCCCAGTAATGCTTCAAGGTTTTGTATCTCTGTGTCAAGTTGGGCGAGTTCTTGCTGTTTTTGAGGCAATTGGAAATTATTCACCGTAATATTGCCTATTTCGCCTTGTTTCGCTTGAATATAACCTGGCATATTATTACGAAAGTATAGGTCCATTGCGTTGACATCGGGTGGAAAGTATTGTTCCTCTTTATAATCAACTACATCGCCGTCTTTGGTGACTTTCTGCTTATTTAGCACTACTTTAATACCATTAGCACGTTTAAAGCCGGAATTCATTGTGAGACAGTTGCGGGCATCGTGGGCGCGCACGAATAGTTCCGCAAATTCCTCATACTCACCCTTCCATCTTGATAATGTTTTATAATGTACTCCTATTTGATTGGCAATTGAATAATCGTTCATCCCCTCAGCTGACCATTGAATTATCTTGTTAAATAATGGTTTGGCCAATTGGGTATACTTTGTCTTTCTCTCTGCCTCGGTATCTTCCCGCCGGTCTGCATAATCCATACTAATATATTTATCTTGTACTATAATGCTTGTCTCTGCCGCTCCTGTAGGCTCTTTAACCGCCATATCCTTATCCAATATAATCACCTACTTTATAACATGCTTTCTACTTTCCAGATAACTTGCCAGAAACATTTCACAGAGCTGCTTTACTGCTGCCTTTTCTTGTGTGCTACCATGTTTCCATATTGCATATAAGTCAATAATATTATTACGAATTGCCATGCTCATATATCTCACATCCCTCTACACAAAAATAGAGTCACCCTCTCGGACAACTCTCACAATATTACGGCAAAATAAAAGAACCGCTCATGTGAACGGCTCTTGACTCTTTAAGTATAACACAATACAGTTCCATATTATGTGAGTAAAAAGTGAGTTTTTATTTATTTTTGGGGTTATCTGGATGAACACAGCGATTATCTTGAAAGAATACACATGAGGTTATATCTCTTGCTTTGCTTAAATCCTCATTTGTAAATATCGTGTACTCGTTTACGCTCTTCTTTGTTGTCTTTTTCATAACCGGAATATGTTTCCCATTGCACCAATGCCCCTTATGCCCACACTTATCTTTTATAAATGCCTCCATCTGATCATTTAACATTCTATTTTCCCCCTTCAAGTAATTTTGTTTGAATTTTTCTTATGACCTTACAATCAATCTGTTTGCAATATTCTTCGTTTAAATCAACCTCAATTGATATTGATGCCCAACTATATTTGGGTTTCCTCACATCGTTTATCATCGGACTGATAAAGTACCGCATTTCTATGATTGTTCTCGCTGGCTCCTTAAGGTAAAAATATACTGAGTTGATTGCGTTCACAATACGCATCTTGCCATCTATTTTATTCTCTAAATCCGCCACATAATCAACTCTGTTTACTACAAGTGATTCTACTGTTGATGTCCCAGAATGGCATATAGGCATGTCTGTTATTACTTTAGGCTTCATTCCATCCATTAGCCTGTATTCTTTTAGGCTGTCGGATAATGCTTGTATTTCATCTTTAAGCTTATCGTAGCTGTGTAGATGGAATCTGATTTCATTTGTGTTCATCCGCTCACCTCACTATATCGCGTTATACAATCTACCGCTCACCCTTGCTATCCTGTGCGTTTCCACTGCCTGTATATCCTGCTTTTCCTGCCACTCCTGCAATGCTTTGCGCTTGCGCTTGATATTCTCGCGTATCTCCATCATGCGGAGAAATTTAGCTTTATCCATTTTTATTCCCCCATCATCTTTGCGCCACAATTGGCACAATAATTTGATTTAACAACTGTTCCGTGTCTGCAAATACTACACCTGTAAAACCTTCTAGGAGCATATTTCGGCTCGTCAAATTCATCCATGCTTATAAACGCGTGTGCTGTCCAGCCTTTCCATGTTCCGAATTTATCCATTCCCTCACGCTCCTATCTCTTGTATTTCTACCTCAATGTGCGGATTTGCTTTATCTACCTCAAATCTATCCTCGAATCCTTCTATCTGCTTCCATCCATCATTTTCAAGCACTCCTGCGCTGACAAGCCCATCAAGTATAAATTTCTTTGCAAAACTTATATTGTCAGGGTCTTTTTTCTCATTCGCGCAGTACCATGTAAATATTATCTTTGCTTTAGTTTTTACAGGTGGTAATCTCCTGGCATACATAAAAGCTATGCCGGTATTTTCTTTCTTGATGTTTGCCGCTTGAAACTTGTTGCCTCTCTCGGCTTGTATGTATGTATTCAGATCGGTTAATAGGTGTGGTATGTCAAATTTCATTCCCCCACCACCTTATCTATTGATTCTATCGCGTATCGCATATTAACTAATATTTTTTGATTGTCTCCGGTATTTCTGCACTTTAAATTGCGTAACCCACTAGATAGCGCTTCTCTCGCTTGTTTCAACGCCGCCTTATACATCCCATTCTGCGCAAGTAGCTTTGCACATTGTGATTGCTCAAAATCATTCAACCTGGCGCACTTGTCACGGAGTGATTTATTCTCCTGCTCAAGCCGCTCTATGTACTGATCTGCTTTGTCCAACGCACTACCGTTATATGTTTTTACTAAATCGCTATTTACAACATCGAGAAGCGTTTTTGCCTGTAGTTGCTTGATCATCTTATCTCTATGCACCATCTGCACATTGGCATCTGCAATGTCGGCGCGGAAGATGTCATTCTCTTGCTGCAAGGCTTCTATTGTGTCAATGCAATCTAACCCCAACCTTGATAATGTAACTGTTAAGGATGATAAATTTGTGTCGTTGTAATTGTCAAAAGTTTTTCTAGTTTCTTTAACTTCCTTCTCGTTCAACATTCCAATCCCTCCTATCCATCTGTTTCTTTTCCTCCTGGTTCCATCGTGCGCCAAAACGTTTCATCCGGCGGTTCCAATTCCTCTACACTTTCCAGAGGCCACGTAATACCGTTGATCCGGCAGAAATCCATAATACATACCTCTGGCACACTTTTGCGAAAATCCCCGTACATGCCCAGGTAAATCTCCTTGTACTGTTCAATTGCTTGACGTGCATTCATGGCCTCAGCTCTCCTTTCTATGTTTGAACTATCTTGTTATGTTGAACTAACTGATTAAACTTATTTGCTTGCCAACCGGCTCATAATTCATCCATAAAACTTCTTGCCTCTGCTGTCCACCTTCACACCTGGCTTGCCGTTTTTCTGTATGCCATCCCTCCAGGAGGTTGCTGTACAATTCACTTTCATACCCGGATATCATCACGGGCCCCGGATGTTTCTGCAGGAGCTCGAGTAATTGAGTGTGATCTTGATCTGTCATTTCATGAGCATAAATGCGGCCGCTGCGGGTACTTCTCACATACGGAGGATCCGCATATATGAAAACGTATGACCTTGCATATCTCTCTAAGAGTTGAGTAGCTGCCTGGTTTTCTATGTTTACTTGATGGCTTGGTACATGCTTAAATCTTTTGGATGTTTCTATAAGCCTTGCCGGTAACTTTGTAGCCCATTGGTCTACATTGCCGTTTAGATCCTGAATATTATTTCTCCATCCAGTTATATCACTTGTTTTGGATCCTATTGCCTGCCACATTCTTACGAGAAATCTTCTGGCATCCTCGAGGCTTTCACCGATCATTTCATAGCTGCTTTTATATTCCTGCCTGCTCCATGGTGTGAACTCGATCATGCGAGCCAGTTCTTCAGGGCAATCCCTAATTACTTTAAACAGGTTTACTACATTGCCATCCAAGTCATTGATTGTTTCTATAACCGACCGCTTTTTATTAAAAAATATAGCCCCGGATCCAAAGAAGGGTTCAAGATAAGTCATTTTCTCGTAGCCTTCCGGAAAGTATGAAATAATCCATTCTGCTGTACTCCATTTACTACCCGGATATTTTAACACTGTTTTTATATCACTCACCCCACTACCACCTTCATAGTCAGCAGATCAGCCAGCGTAACCATTTCAATCCTGCCGTGCCGATTCTTTATTAGTAATTTATTAGGATACTTTGTTTCAACTTCTCCGGACACACGCTGTGTTTTTCTACCCTCATACCGAGTCAAGGTTATTTTGTTACCCTTTTGCAGCTTTTCAATCTGTTGTTTTGCCCGGTTTATATTGGTTGCAAGGCTTATCAACTTTTTATCTTCACACATGATTTTGTTATTAAGCTTTATATCCTCGCTTTCATCTGGTTCAACTATTCCACGCTTTTCATTGGAATAATGCTGTATTGTACTTTTACCGCAATTGTATAACTCACCTATTTGCACATATGTCATACCAGCCTTGCGATGGACGGATATTTCTTTTATTTGTTCAGTTGTAAGTTTCATGCCACACCTCCAAAATACCTTATTGCCTGTTGCCCTATCCATCGTCCCATATCTACCGCAACCGCATTCCCGACCTGCTTGTATATATCCCGGTCTGATCCTGCAAACTTGAAGCTATCCAGGAAGCCTTGTAATCTTGCGTACTCTCTTGGTGTGTATGGCCTAATTCTGCTACCGTCTTTTACCAACCTTGTACTTACATCCTTAGAGTAATGAGCTACACAGCATGGGGCTATATCTCCTGCATCTGGATCTGATATGATGGGCTTGTCCCGGTATGCACCATTCAAGCGGCTGTAAACATAATCCGGTATGTCAATGTCCGGGTCCTTCTCGAGAATGTCTTTTAGCCTTAATGGTTGTGTGAATACTGCATATTGTAAGTTATTAAATGGCTTCCGCGTACCGAATACTATTAACCTTTTGCGCTCTTGCGGAAGCCATTCCCGGGCATTTACCGGGCATTCCACACGAACGTAATAATCAGGTAGCTTTGTCATTGCTTCCATAACAACCGGGAATTTTCGCATCCCAGGAACATTTTCAACTATGTACATTTCTGGCTGTTCAAGCGCTATGTGTCGCAGTGAATGCAGGAATAATTCATCACCTGTACGGGTCCCGTGAATATCTGCAACTGGTGAATACTTAGTGCACGGATATGTAAAAACCATAATATCTGACTTTGGCTGATCCAGTACAGTTTTCTTGGTTATGTCTGTTTCAAGGACTTCATGTGTAAAATTCATCCTAAGTGTTTCACAACAAATCCGGTCTATCTCATACGATTGAATTATTTGTATTCCGGCATCCGACAGGCCGTAGTCCATACCGCCAGCCCCGGAAAAATAACTTTTAGCTGTAATCATTAGTCTAATTCCTGCCCCCTCACACATCTTTATAAAGTTTATTAAAGTATTCATCTGGGTACTGTCTCTGTTCAAAGTTTCCCGCCTGTGGCATTTTAGATTGCTGAATTTGTTTTGGTCGGTCTTTTTGGAGTAGCAACGTATCAAACTTTTCCCGGAGTTTTCCGGCTGACAATATAACTGCTTTCCAAAATGTGTCCTTCTGGCTAAATTCCATCACTGCGAATATTTGTTCGTCAGTCCGCTTGTCCAACCTTTTCATTTTGTCAAATTCAGATTGCCACTTTGTCAAATCCGTTGGCGTTTTTGCTCCGGAGTTATTTTGCAGGATAAGAAATTTTAATCTGTCAGCCATCTGAATTATTTCAGATGAATATATATCTTTTAATTCTTTTAGTTCTTTATATTTATTGTTTGGCGTTTTCTGTGCGTTGAGTGTGCGTTTTCTGTGCGTTTTCTGTGCGTTGGGGATTCCTTCTGGTTCAGTATTATCAGCGCTTTGATACACGCAATAATTTGTTACCTCATATAACGTGTAATGACGACTTGACAAGATGGTTATCATTTTTTCTTTAACCAACAGTTTAATAAATTGTCTTACTGATGATTCAGACCATCCCCACATCTCAGCTAATTTATAATTACTTGAAATAAACTGGCCTCGCAACACCCATGTACAGTCACCATATCCAATTACTTTTTTACAAACATGATTACACCGGAACATCATATCTGTAAAAGCTTGACCTTTTGAAAATGGCTTGTCGTTCCAGATTGGGTTTTCTTGTAGCTTCCGGTATAACTTGATGTATCCGTCAATTTGTAATCACCCCCTAAGAGGGGCTATGCACCCCTCATGTATCAATTTCCTTAAAATGGAAGTTCGTCATCCTCTAATAGTGTCGTATTATACTCACCGTCATTGCTCTGGCTTAATGGTTTATCTGCGCTTCCGGATTCAGATTTCTTCCCGTTGCAAAAAGTAAAATCGTTTACAACAATCTCGGTAATAGTATGTTTTTTGCCTTCTTTGTCCGTCCATTCTCTTGTTGCAAGCCTCCCAGATATTCCAATCAGATCACCCTTGCCAAAAAACTTTGTAATGTTCTCCGCTGTCTTTGTCCATGCCTGACAGTTAAAGAAGAAAGTTTTCTTCTTGTCGCCAAACCCATCATCAACGGCTATTGAAAAACTGCATACCGCTGTGTTGTTGGCTGGCAAGTATCGTAATTCAATGTCCTTTGTGATGCGGCCTATAATATTAACACTGTTCATGTTCTCAATCCCCTTTCCGCTTTTTATATAACTCCCTAAACTGTCCCAATATAAAATCCGCAGCCTTGTCCTTCTCTACAAACTTCAATTCAAGTTGAAACTTATGGCACCAGGTTGCAAGGAAACTTTTCAAATCGTTTGGCATCATTCTGCTACGGTACTGGTGGGCTTCTAGCTGCTCCATTGAAGCCTCAACCATTAATATGACCTTGCAACCTTTTGACCGCTCAAATTCCCGTTTAAAGCGTTCACGGCCTTTTGTAAAATTGCCGATTATTTCATCCAGTGAACCTTTGCGCTCGACAACAATTTCATTTTCATAGCTTTTGCCATCAACCTCAAAACTGTAATCTCCATAGTTTAATTTTCGCCGGACATATGGAATTTTGAGCGCATCGAGTTTTCTTAAAATATGTAAATCTTGCTCTCTGGTATCGACAATAATTGTGCCTTTCATATCAGCCGCAAAGCTCCAAATATTCAACCGGCTTGGTTAAGATCTTGGTTGACTTGCAATAGTCACACCTTCCGCACCGAGTAGGCACGATCAAGCCCTTTTTGATATCTGCAAATCTTGGAGCGTATTGTATAACCATATCAAGACAATAATCAAGTCTGGATTGTGGGATACTGATTATTTCTAAATCCGGTTCGGGCTTTTGTTTTGTGGCCCCAGCAATGAAGAATGGTAGGTTATTGTCCTCTATGAATTGATATATAGCAGCTTGAATGTCGTAGCCCCACGCCTCAACAAAAGAGAGTTTTAATCCATCTTTCCATATACCGTCGAAATCTTTCATTATCTTCAAATCAACAATCTTATCGCGCGGATGGTAACTGTCTATTTTGATTTTGAACGGGATGCCCATAATTTCACCAGTTTTAATAACTTGCTTCTCGCCAGACATATATTGCTGAAACAGTTCATCACGTTCAAGCCGGGCAATTATGTACTCAGCATGTTTGTAGTCTGATTTAAGCTCACCCTTTTGCGTAAATATTTCTGGATTTTGTGCTTTGAATAAATCAAGTGTTTTTTCATAGTGCGCGTCAACATAAGATCCAACTAGCAAACTGACCGATTTTTCACGGGCATATTCACCTTTTATCTCCGCCAATGCAGCGGCTTCACATTCCATAAATGATTTGAATTGACTGCACCCCATGTATTTCATGTTCATTTCAGTAGAAAAATAGTTTTCAGCAGTAAGCATCATTGTACGTTTTCCCCCTTCGACAATTCTTTTCGTATCCCAGCACATTCAACACATAATGGCAAGCCGTACTTTGTTAAATTGCGCTGTGCAACCTGTTCGGCTGTCATAGTTTCAAATCCGGTAATTTCTTTTTTGCAATCACCGCAAATTGTTGATATTTTTTTGTCGCTTGGAACCTTTGCTTTGATTCTTAAGGCATCCACAACCTCACCAAACGCCTTAATTCTATCAGTGTATAATTCAATCTTGCGTCCAGCCCATTCTTCAATGTATGGTGTGTTATAAAGCTTCTCAATGGTCTTGGCGTTAGTAGAATTGACTATCATAGGCTTTGTTCCCGGAGGTTCAGAAAAAGTCATTACCATACATTCCTCTTTTTTGCCATCCGGACCGGTTACATTTTCATTCTTAACCGTTTTAATTGTGACGATCAATGTTTTGCCAGGTTCTAGTGCATATGCCCCGATATAATCGGGGTTATGCAGCTTCTTCCAATGCGTCTGACTCATAATTGTGTAATCTCCAATTCATTGTTATTTGTAGTTCTGGTTGCAATAAACTGTAGCCCTTTCTCTTTGCACTTCTTGTACAGATTTGCCCGGCTGACTTCGTCCAGCTTTTCAGTTCCATCCAGCAAAATTATGCTCCATCCGGAAGGTTTGCTGATTGTAATATCTACGCACAAATCAAGCTTTTCGCCATCGGACAAGTTAGATACTGGCAGACCGTTAATGAGCGGAATACCATCTTTCACGGTCAACCCTTCAACCGGAATTGTAGCGACTTTAAGAATTTCGCCCGGTAACTCTCTGGCAAGCTCAATCTTTGCGGTCAGCGCTTCTGAATCAGCTTTGAGTTGTTCAAGTTCAGATTGCATAGTAACCATTCGCTGATACTCGTTAAGATGTTTCTTCATGGCTTCAGCTGTGTTGATCTCTTCGTTCAGTTCAGCTACATCAGTCTGTGGTTTGTCGGCATATTTATTGGTGATCTGAATATCTCCGTCTAGTTTTGCAACTTTTGTTTCATACTCAGATATGGCAAGTTTCTTCTTGTCCTCCAGTTTACTTGCCAACCCTTTAAGCTTGTCCTCTGCTGCAATAATTTCAGCTCTCATTCGTTCAATACTCTTGGTTAAGTTTTCTCTTTCAGATGCAATGGCTTTTTCCTCTGCCGATATGGCGATTTCTTTTTCAGCTTCATAGCCACGAATTTTATTGTTGTAGCTTTCTTTGAATACGATTGCCCGCTGGATTTCATTGTTTTGGTTCTTAATGGTTTCAAGCTGTCTATACTTTGTGCCGAGATCATAAGCGTTCCATTTGGAATAGTCATAATCTTTCGGGATATCCTTTGCAATGTCATAGATGAAAGCTTGTTTGTTTCGTGCGTCCCGGTTCAAGTCCTGCCGAGTTTGAAAGTATACGCCGTTTTCAGCTTGAATATCAGCCAACACTTTCAAGATGTTCTGATCATAATTTACACCGGAAGGGATCTCACCAAACTTTTCTTTTATCCAGTTCAGATCCCACTTGAAATCAATCAGGTCAAGGATGATTCTGTTCTGTTCCTGCCTATCCTTCTGGGTAAATTCAACCGGGTTCAGGCTGAGTGGAGTAAATATCTCCTGGAGAAAACTTTCCGGCTTCGGAACGTCATGACCGTTTTCCTTGATACTCTTGTAATCAGATTGGCTCGAACGTTTCTTCCGGGTTATAGACAAGCCTGTGTCAGTTTCAATGATTATTTCTCCTTCGTTCTCTCCGTCTTTAATTATGTAATCGCGATCAGATTTGTTTGTCAGAGCATACCGTATTGCATCGATTACGCTTGTTTTGCCTGCTCCCTTTACTCCGGTTAGTTCAACACTTTTCCCATCCAGCGTTAGCTCTTTGATGCCGAATAGATTTTTGATGATAATTTTGCTAGTTTTCATTTACTTCTCGACCTCCCTATTTATTTGTTCCTGTAATTCCTCAATGCGGTTATATGCTTCATCCAACTGTTCCTCTAATATTTCAACCGCCTTACCATATTTTTTTACCATATTACCTATGTCGCTTAAATCAACATTACTTGGGAAATGGTCTGTGTCTATTGTGGTTCTCACCTTCTCACCTCCATTGCATATTTATACATTTACCGCATATTTGCGTTTCTGCTTGACCTGTGCTATACTCTGCTTAGTTGTTTACCTTTGCCGCTTGTGTGAGCGGCTTTTTCTATGCCTTGATAAACCACTCGCCTTCAAACAACGCTTCAATATCAAGCACCCATCCATTGTCTGATACCAACATTGACCTTCCAGCCTTAAAGGTGTGCGTGATTGTTTCTCCCTGTTTATCTTTGAACCTGTATTCAATTTCCTTGCCTTTATACTTTGCCTCCACCGCCTCCATGAAGCTGACAGGCTGGGGTACAAGTTCCCAATCATCTGATAGCATGACGCTTTCGCCATCTGTCTGCTTAAGATATTTGCCTGTGATTTTGCCAGCACGGATTTTATCTCCTAGCATTGTCCTTACTCCGTCAGACGGACGGACAAATGTAATTTCCGGATTCTCCGTCAGCGCCTTTACTACTTCCCATGTTTTCAATTTACCTTCCTCCTTCGCTAATTCCTCAAACATTTCATCCGTCCAGTTCATACCACTACCGTCTATTATGTATTTGCCAGCTCCAGTGATTCTTTTAATAACAACATTTTTACCTATAAACTCTACCATTGAGTGTATAAAACTGTCGTGCTCGTGCTCCTGTGTTTTGTTGTAGTACGTTCTGCCAACCTCCAGATCACTTCTTACCTTCACCTTATCCCCAACTTTGTACTTCATTTCCCTCTCCCTTCATACCTTCTTCAAATATTCCGTTGCAAATCCACCTCTCACGCCATCTAGCAAAACAACTTCACTGCCGCATAAATTCCACGGATCGGATAAACAGGTAAACTCCTTATCCTTGTACTTATCGAGTCTTGATTCAGCACAAGTATGCATTATAACTTTGTCGCCTACATGTAGTCCGCTTAGTTTTAGTTTTCTTTGTCTCATTTCAACCTCTCCCTTCATAATTTAAAATCAATATGCCTTTCCTTGCTCCCTATCGGCTTGCTTGCCTCCTGCTTGTCCAACGCTGTGTTAACCACGCAAAGCATATACCCAGTTCCACCCGCTATCATCATGCACAGGATGGTGGCAATAAGGATTTTGATAAATGGGTGCAAATCGTGTAAAATCATGATGTAGCCTCCTAACCTCTTGTCCTGCGTTCCATCTTCCTGCGCTTGCTTTGACTTCTGCGAGCGTTGTAGCCTAATTCCGCATTGCCGTCAAAATAATGTCCTCTGCCACCCATTGATTCAACTGGAGTATACGCCTTTGTGCCTTGCAATGCGCCGAATAAACTTGCAAGTAAGCCTACCTTCTTTGCGCTTGTTACTTTTGATGATGTCTGCATCTTAACCCCTCCTATAAATTTATTAGCCTTTCGGCTGGTAGCGGGCTTGGATGAACCCGCCAGAACCGCTTAGAAACTTTACAAATGAAATGTAATTATCAGCCGGCTTTATTTGTCCGGCGCATGGGCATCACCTACCTTTCTGTGGAAACTACCAATATTTCAAAATAGCAATTATCGCTTTAAATAGCCATTTCAGACAAAAACCTGCAAATACAAGGTATCCAATAATTAGAACACTTAAGACGATTGCAACCGGGATTGTGATATTTTCCATCTCCATCACTCCCCTTCCTCCCCTATATCCACTATCCGCCCATCTCGGACGATAAAATATGTGCCTGTCAACCTGTACCAGTCTGCGAACCAGTGTATGCCGGTTTGCTCGTTGAGGATGATTGATTTTTCAAGTGGCATGTGAGACTCCTTTGTGTGGATTGTCTTGTTATTACGAATTAACCCAATAAACTCATTTGACCTCTGATCTGGTTTTTGTATTCACGCAGCCGCTCGGCTTCCTTTTTCTGTTTGAGGGCCTTATAATTGTTGTATTGCTGACGGTATCTGTAGCTATCACCAAACACATTCCACGCCGCCTTTACCAAATTTGGCTCAAACGGTCGTATCTTCTCTAAATCCTCTACTGCCCTTGCTGATATAGAACAACCACAACAACCTGTGCGCTTTAAGCCGTATACCTCATAAGCATCTGAGTATCTAATTTTGTGATAATCTTTGTACCACTGCTTGTCCGCATCAGACACGTAATATAGTGGTCTAAGCCGATATTGCCCATCTGCCGTCTCGGCAAAACACATGGCCGTATTATCCTTGCGCGGGACAGATCGCATGCCGCCCTCGTCCCTGCGTTCGCCCGTAATTACCATGTCAAACGGCTTTTGGACGCTATGTGCAAGTTGCTTTTTGCAGCAATCACAACATTTGTTGCTGACTTTAAACGAGATTGGATTCTCTTTGATGAAGTCCAGCATATACTTTGATGAATTTATAACCAGTTGAATATCGGGTCTGGGTTCTCCCTTGGAATTGCAGCAGCATAGGAAATTAATCGTTGTTTCGCACCCCGGATATCGTTTTTTAAGTTCCGCGCGTTTTGCCACCTTATCCTCTGCGTCTGCGTATTCTGCAGCGATCGATAGCGGGATGTTTTTCTTCTGAATTCCTTCGAGCCCGGCTGACATGATCTTCGATACAAACGGCTGACCATATTCCCTCGTGGCCTGTACTATGTTCTTCTTGGGTCGATGATCTCCAATTGTGATGCCGTACAACTCCTCCATTTTGCGTACATGGCGTTTTGTTGCCTCCATTTCAAGCCCGGTGTTAAAAAAGCAGTATTGGATAGGTGGGAGATTGAAAGTCTTACGCACGGTCTCGATTAAATGCAACATGATATCGCTGTCGCTACCTCCAGAATAAGAGCAAATCGCATTCGGATATTCAATCAACCTTTTGGCTATGATGCTTTTTATTGCCTCAAATTTGCGCGGCGCTTCAAAATCTGCGTACGGTGGCCTGTCTGTGTATACTCTACTTTTAAATTCTGTGTTCTTATTGGATCCCATATAAAACCTCACTTTTTATTGCGCAATATTTATAAACTCCGTACCTACTCCACCTCCCACACTTCAAGCCATACCCTCCCAAACTCAAAACATTCCTCCGCACTCCCCATATACACATCCAGCCTTCCCCTTGTAATATCCCCGCCGCAATCCATCACCGTGAATACTCTGTCAAAGTAGGGTATATACAGTTTCGTCCCTATCGGATATTCCTTCAGCCATGCCGCTATAAATCCGTCCTGCACACGTTCCCCGCTTGCCGTTATGCCGTATGTGGGGTCGCTCGGCTTCTTGCCGCAGGAACCTTCCCAATAGGCGGTACATTCCATTATGCGGCGGTCAACTCGCTCTGTGCCTCTGCTGGGCTTGTCCTGTTGTTCCTGCGCCTCTTTAACCTGTGCCGATAATTCATAAACTTGCTTCCGATTACTGGCCTTTTCTTTTGTTCTTCCAGGTTCCATGCCTTCCACCATCCCTGGACTTCTTTGACGACCTTCACAATAGCGATCAGGCAGGCGGCGATGATGATAAGCAGGAATATGCTGAATGTATCCATGGCGGACCTCCTAACCTTTCGGAGCATCGAGCATGGCAGCCTTTTCTTGCAAAGCTCTAAGCATTTCCGGTATATTAAGCCTTTGAATTATGTCGATTGAAAGTTGATTTTTAAGTGTCGCTTCAAGAGTTTTGACAATGGTTTCCTCTGCGTCTTTGCGAGCTGTCTGAATCATTTTACTTACCTTTGACGCAAGCTCTTTTTCGAGGTACTTTTTGATGAAGTATTCATTGATGGACAATTTAGCATCATTTGAATATCTTGGTTCACAACCGTTTTCATCAAACACTTTTTTATTAAGGAAACTTTCGTATTGCATACCAACAAACTTGCTCATGGGTATCATTTCAACCTTTGAATCCCAACTATTGCCCTTATGAGGAATTTTCATATTCTCAATTTTGCCCCTCAAAGTATCATTGAGAAATTCGTCAATAACCTTGCCTGTTGTCTCTTGAATTGTACTGCTTAGTTCTTTTGTGATTTCCTTTGTGGCATCGGCTGTTATTTTGGATTTTAAAGACGATATGACTTCCTGCTTTATCGTGTCGTCTATTCCTCCACCTTCTTCCAACCAATCCAGTTCTACTTCAATGCTAAACTTAGCCATCCTAACCTCCCTATAAATTTATTTAGTTTCGGAGAGGACAGTCGCGACCTGCCTCTCCATTCCGTTGTACATACTGCCCAGGACTTAATACCCTTTTTTATTCGGCTTTCGCCTGCTCTTATGGGTTTTGGTGGAAGATATGAGATTGGTTACTCACACTCTCCCAGATAAAGCGGGCGAACCTCATTGATTAGCCCGCTTGTGTTATATTTAAATTTGTTGCTAGGCCGTATCGTGCGCCTCTCCGATGGAGTACGTTAGACGAATCCGCTTGGGTATCCGACTACATTTGAACGCTGTACTGGCTTGGTAAAGTAGTGGCATTGAACAAACTCAAACGGTTTAATGTAACACTTCAACGCCTCAAACCAGCTGTACCCGAAAATTCCATCCATCCCTTTACCTCCGACACTTTTATTCTTTAGCTCAGCACGACCGACCGCGCGCTTTAATTATCTGCGAGCTTCACAAGTGGGCTTTATGGATAAACCCGCCAGAACCGCTTAGAAACTTTACAAATAAAAAATAAAATAATAATTATCAGCCGGCTTTATTTGTCCGGCGCATGGACATCACCTACCTTTCAAGTTATGCCATTATTTGCTCGCCACAATTTGGGCATTCCCTGTATAGCCAGTTACGTTTCCAAAAGCTCCACCCTTCGCACATTGCCATATCGTGAATAGTTAGCGGTATAAACTGGCCCTTAACCTCGCCCGTGATGTCGTAGTAGCTGTTTCCTATTTTTGTAACAATGTGGTCTTTCGTTTGAATAAAATAAGGCTCTGCATCGGGATAAATTACCCTTAAAAACTTGTAGAATTGATAGCAACCGCCGTTAAGATATATTTTCTCGATGTAGATAATGTCTGTATTTCTTAATGCATCTATAAGGGTTATAGGGTTCAAATCCACCGTTATCACCTACCTTTGTGTGGATAATCTTGTTTATACACAATTACAATTATCACCTCTGGCTGTGATTGCGCCATTCGCCACCCTGGAATCTAAAAATTTACCAGTATCAGTACCCTTTACACATTCAAAGCCATTTGCACCGCAAACAAGGTATCGGCAGCATTCATTGCCCTGTCCTATTTTGCATACGGTTTTTA